GCGTCGGTGACCACCCGCGGTCGACCGGTGCGGCCGCGCACGCGCACGCGCACGTCCTCGACGGGGCGGCGCAGGACGGCGGCAGCGGCGCGGCGGGCGGCGGCGACAGCGGCGCGGCGGGCGGCGGCGATCTCGGAGTCGGTTGGGGGGGCCGGTCGGGTGGTCAGCCATGGCCGCAGTATATCGCCAGTATCCGCGCGTGGCAAGGCGTCCCCTCACCGTCGCCCCCATCGCCCGTCCGCCACGTCTTCGGTGCCGTGATCTCTGAGCGAGCGGCGCCGGGGATACCGGCCGTGATCTCCGAGCGATCACGTAGCTCTTTCCACGCAGGGCGAGTTGGCGCTTCGGCGCGCCGATCAGCGGCCGTGATCTCCGAGTGATCACGTAGCTCTTTCCACGACCTGTCGCCGCTCGCCGAGCAGGATCGGTTCACTGTGGCCGTGATCTCCGAGCGATCACGTAGCTATTTCCACTGGGGCCATACGGCCGACACGGGGTCTTCACGCTCCCGCCGTGATTTCCGAGCGATCACGTAGCTCTTTCCACCTCACGCGGCAACGCCTGGCCGGTTCCTCGATGTAGAGGCCGTGATCTCCGAGCGATCACGTAGCTCTTTCCCGACACACCGAGGAGGGTGGCGACGTGGCTGGCCGTGATCTCCGAGCGATCACGTAGCTCTTCCCACGGCTCAGAATATCACGCGCCATCTCGCATCTCTACATCCTGCCCTGCGAGCGGGTCCCGTCTCTCTGGCTGGTGCAGGCGTCGTCTCGTGCGCTTCCCGCGAGTCCTCTCGTTGCTGACAGGCGCCGCGAGCGGCTCAGCCTGAGCCGTCACCACCTCGCCGCTCGCGTGCGCCAGCAGCCGCTCGCACACCGTCCAGTCGACCGACCACGCCGTGTCTCCAGCCACCGCGACCTCCACCACGCGCGCGCCGTACTTCGCCGCCGCCTGTTTCACCGCTGCGCAAAACTCCCCGGGCGCCGCGTCCCGCGCCTTAACGCGTCCCTCGTGCCCCTCCGTCGCCGGCCCATCCTCCGGCATCCTCTCCGCGCGCCCACGTCGATAGTCTCGCTTCGCCAGCACGATCGTGTTGTAGCGCCTCGCCAGCCTCACCGCCTCCTCGCGGTACTGCTCGCGCCGCCGCCGGTAGTAGCCCTCGCGCTCCGACGACTCCCAATCGGCCAGGTGCCGGTCCTGGCGCAGCCACGCGCCCAGCGACTCGATCAGCGCGTCGTCGCTGGCCTGGGCCCACTCGGCGCGGCGTCGGTACAGGAGTGCGACGCGGAATGGAGACCGCCACTGGCGCGCGTGGCGCGTCGCTTCGCGGTACGCCTCTGAGCCGCGCGGTCGATGGGCCACGATCTGCGCGAGCACGTCGTCGAGCGTCTCGGAGCGGAGCGCCTGTAGCGACTGCGCCCGCGCGAGGTCGTTCGGCGCGGTCTTGCGCCCGGCGTGGCCAGAGCGGCCCGCACTCGTGCGCCGCTCCTCGCGCTGCGTGATCTCGCCGCGTGCTCCCGCCGCGTCGACCCAGCGCGCTACCCGCGCCGAGTCCCATCGCGCACCGATGTCCAGCGCCACCACACCGCGGTCCGTTCGTGTCGGCGCACACCGCTCCACGCGCACGGTGTACTGCACCTCGTAGCGCATGCGCACGCCGACGCGCCAGCGCAGCACGCGGACCGCGCGCACGGAGGCGTCGTCTGGGAGTGGGCGGTGGAGCAGTACCGGCAACGACACCGGGCCGAGTCCCTTGCCGAGCGAGATCGTCAGTAGACGGTATTCCTCGTCGGGACGCGTCCTTCGGTGTCTCGCGAGTCGCGTCATGTCACCAGCGCGGCAGAACGAGACGATCGAGTAGGCAATGGCGCGTGCCACCTGCCGCGGAGACTGAGGGTCCGACGGCGCCCGCAGCACGTCACCGGCCAATGCCACCGACGGCAGCGCGTCCACCGCCCGGCCACCCTGGTACCGCACGCCCACACGCCCGCCGCCGTCGTACCGCTCCATCTTAGGCGGCGCCACCTCGCTAAGCCACTGCTGTGCTACATCGTCGACCATCATGTACGTCCCGCTGCCGAGCCCGCACGCATCGCGCGCTGCCTTCGTCTCGACCGTGGCCGTGTCGTCGACGATCGCGTACTCGCACGCGAGACGCATGCCGGGATGACCGGTCAGGTGCGCGTACACCGCCTGCCCTAGCCGCTGCCACGGACGCGCATAGGCCACCGTGTGCGGCGCCAGCCTGGGCGTGATCGCGTAGACCGCCTTCTCGTCTGGCTCGACCAGGAGCCGCGCCCGAGCCATCCCGGCGAGCCAGCGCAGCACGGCGAGGTCGCCGAGCACCGACGCGAGGAGTTCGCGCGCGCCCGTCACGTCGGTGCGTTTGCCGGCTCCCGAGCGACACGCGCGCAGCGACCAGCGCAGTTCGCCCACAAGCGCCTCGGCCTGGTCGACGGCATCCAACACGGGACCGAGCGTGTCGTGCTCGCGCTGCACCCGCGCGATGCCATCGCGCCGCCGCTGCTCGATGGCGCAGAGATCGTTGCGGTACCGATGCGCGAGGCGCATCTGCTCGTCGAGCACGTCCAGTCCGGCGACTGGCGCGAGCGCGCCATAGCGGTAGACGATCGTGTCAGACACCTGGCACCTCCCTGTGCGGTTCTCCATTCGATCGTGGGCTAGTAGCGCCACACCGTCAGTAACTGCGGTGCTCCAGCGCGGCTACGTCCTACAACGAGCCGTCGGCGCTGCGGCTTGGGTCCACGCCAGAGTTCCCGTTCGTCGTCGAGATCGCGCACCTTGCTCGCATCCTGTGACCAGTCGATGAGACGTGCGAGCGCCACATGATATGGCACGCGCTCCACGCGCTGCTGGTAGCGTCTGACGGCGTGCGGCGTGATGAACCAGCGCCCGGCTATCATCGCAGTTGCGCCACCACGTCGGGGTAGTAGTGCGCCTCCCACTCTGCGCGCCCGCGCCCGCGCCCTTGTGTCTCGTCGATGGATGCGACGCGCAGCCGGTCGCGTTCCCATAGGCCGCCCTGTGTCATCGCGTACGCCGGATGGACCGGCAGACCGTTGACGTACAAATAAGCGAACACGTCTTTGCTCGTCCACCAACCGATCGGCGCGCACGTGTGCTCCGTCGACTCTCCCCACCGGTACATGCGCAGCGCGCGGGCGGTGCCTTCCTCGGAGCGCACGCCGGACACGTGGCGGAGCCCGTACCTTCTTGTTGCCTCCTCGAACCCGGCCTCCATGGTCCCCGTCGAGTGCCACCCATCCGCGTCCTTCCTCCTCGGCGTCGCGATCTCGTCGTACGGCATCTCGGGGAACATGCGTCGGAACTCGTCGCGCACCGCGAGGCAGTCGGGGTTGTACCCAGGTTCGGATCGGAGCCACACCAGAGGCAGCGTCCGTCGCTTCTCTCTCTTCAGCCACACCGCGAGGTGCGCGACGACAACCGAGTCCTTGCCCCAGTTCACGCCGATGTAAGCCCGAGCGGCAGATGCAGTGAACGCAACCAGCGCATCTCGCGCTTGCTTCACTCTGCGCTTGAACGCTGCGCGTTGGCAGTGAACGCGGTCGCGGTCCTCGGCGAGACGCCACGTCTCCAGGTCGCGCTTCGTCAGCCGCTTGGACAGAATCAGCACAGACACTCCTCCTCTCTCCACCGCTGCCAGTACGGCGGCGTCAGCACGCGCATTCCCCGATCCGCGTCGTTTACTCCAGGCCAGTCGAGCGGCAGCGGTCGCAGCGGTCTCCCGTCGCGCACGACGGGGAACCCGGGCCATGTCGCGCACGCCTCGACCGTCCAGTCCGTGACCTCGCCCTTGCCGACCGCGCGTCGCTTGCCCAAGTGCGTGACGTGCACGAGCAAAGTCCGGAGCGGATCAGTGTCTCCGACGCACCACCAGCGTACGATGCCGTCTCGGACGTATCCGACTTCGAGCGGCAGGCGGTAACTCTTCGTCGGTCCGCCGCTCAGGTTGATCCGCTTCACGCGCGCCGCTCCAATGGCCTGTGCCTCCTCGATCGGAAAGCGCCGGTTGATCCAGTGCCGGTCATATGTCTCCCACTCGACTTGCGCCACGGTCGCCAGGTAGATGCCGCGCTCCTGTGCGATCGGGATGTCGATTGGCGGCGTGTCTGGCTCCGGCGGCAGCAGGTTGTCCCGCAGAGCCACCGCCGCCATCACGAGCGCGTCGAGCGCGATGGGCTGCGATGGCATCGCCAGTGGTCCCTGGACCGTTGCCGTTACGACGAGAGGGATCATGCGTCGACCTGCTCCAGGAACGAGCGAACGTCCGCCGCCCGCGCTTTCACGTGATCACGGAACAACTCGCCGGCCTCCGGCGCGAGCGCACCTGGGTCGATCGCCGTGCAGTTCTCCAACGGGCGCCTGATCTCGATCTTCTGTGCGGTCAGTGCGCGCAAGAGTCCGTGCCCGGTCCCCTTCTTCCCGCCGACGCGCGCGTTACCGAGAAACGCGCCCAGCGCCAGGTGGAACGTGTCGAGCTCTAGTGCCGAGTGACATACGGCCGAGACGCGCCAAAAGAACAGCGAGCCCTGCACCACGGTTTCGAACCGTCGCGGCATCATCGTCGACTTCGCCGCCTCGGCCTCCACCGCGTCGCCCTTCGCTGACGCCGCCTCGCTCGCGATGAGTCGCGCTTCCGCCTTCCCCCTCTCACCTTCGGTGAGTAGCAGGCGCTTCGACGGCTGTAGCGCTGGATCCATCCGCACGCGCTGCACCTCCTCGACAAAGGCGCGCTGCGTATCCGCTTGCGCTTCTTGTGCCGCGAGATAGTCGCCGACCCAGCCTGGCAGAAGATGCATCTGCTCCAAGCAGAGCAGCATCGCATCGCCCACCTGGAGTCTTCCCGGGATGCAGCGATTCCCGGCGCACCCGCCGAACAGCGACACCGATGGGATCAGATCGATCATGCGGCGGTAGTCGTCCAGCTTCACCGTCGACGCGTCGCCCTTGCCCGTGATCATGCCGCCGGCAAACAACAGCCGCAGCGCCGCCTCGGTGAGACCGGGCGCGTCGAGCAGTCCAGCAGCGTCGAGCAGCGCGTACGCCGCCGCCTCGCGCATCCCGTGCCTCATCGTGTCCGCCGTGAGCGTCGGGACGCTGACGAAGGTGCCGTCAGGCTGGCGCACCTTGCGCCGCATGAAGATGGCGCTGTTGCCAAAGCTCTCGGAATGGTGCGCGATCGGCTCCTCGGCGCAAAGAATGACCTCGTAGCGTCTGTGGTCCATCATGGTGTCCTCGCAATCCGGTCTATCCACCCGGGCAGAATTCGATACCTGTTACCGTCTACGACCAGAGGAACTCCGCCCATCTCAAGCGCGGCGATGTAGCGGTACACCAGCCGCAGAGGGAGGCGGTACCTCATGGCCAACTCTCTCATTGTCAGGCCACGGCGCGCATCGGTCATCACGACGGCGAGACGAATAGCCAGCCCGAGACGCTCACCCCTGCCGCGCGGGCCCCCGTCTTCTCTCGGCCTCCAACCGCGCCCGCGCGACGATGTACCCGTACTCCCGATCGAGGAGGTCCAGCCAGGCCGCCGCCGATGTTTCGCGTGTCGCAATGGTCAACTCCTCAGTCGCCGAAGAGAGATCGCTGGACGGGGCGTCGAGTTGGAGCGACCGCAGCAGCGCCGTCGTCCACTCCGGCACGCTCGCCGTCGTCCGTGCCGCCGCCCGCATCCTGTCCGTGATCTGGTCCCAATGCCGGAGATGGCTTCCTCCGGCGGCGAGGTACTCGCGCCGGACCTCCATCAGCAGCGCCACCGTCAACCTGACGTAGTGCTCGCGCTGCTCGTCGCTGAGCCTTGCCATTGCGTTCCTCCTGTAGCCGTGCCTGGACCTGCTCCTCGTCGCGCTGTGCGAGCCACAGTGCCAACTCGAACCAGGTCGAGCCGCGCTTTGGTCGCCCGCGCTCATCCTCGAATGACACGAGCGCCTCGCCGCAGAGTTGCCACGCACGCGCACCGTAGTGGCCAGTCGCGATCTCTTCCTTCGTCGCGCCCTCCGTCAGCAGGGCCGCGCTCCGATCGACCAGCGTCCATCCCGCGTCACCGACCGGCAGCGTAACGATCGCCTCCTCGAATAGCACGATACCGCGGCGCGTGTCGGTCGGATTGATGGGCGTCCACGGGAGGACGTGCTTCTGCCCGCTGTCCGCGATGGCGGCGAACCATGGCCCACGCTTCGGCCCGCGTAGCCACGCGAGCAGGGCTGGTTTCTCGCCCTTCGAGAAGTTCTGATAGCCGCGCTCGTCGAAGACGTGGCTGTAGTTGCGGTAGTTACCACCGAACTGCTTCCCTTCCTTCGGCGGTCGGCCCGGCACGGGCGAGAGCCGCGACGTGAACCACACGCACGGGGCGCACACCAGCGACGAGTGCGGCGCACGTACCCGGTTCTGCCCGGTGAAACTGGCTCCGTTCCACGCGTCTCGCGGCATCGCGTGCGTGAACTCGGTACCGCCGCAGACCCAGCACGTACCGCCGGTAGCGGGCGTGCACTCAGACGGGCCTGGCGTAGACATGTGACGATGCAGTATCTGCGTCGCAGATAGCATCAGCCCGTCTCCGCCGCCGCGTCCAAAGAAGGCGGCGCCGACGCAGCAGTGGGGGAGGGACCACCGCGCCGGCGCCGCGGTGCTACTTGTTGACCGCGTCCGCCGTGTCCCAGTGCGACTGCGGCGGGGCGTCGTGGTCCACAGGTAGCGGCTCGCCCTTCGCCCACGCCTTCAGCCGCTCGAGGTCCGATGCCGTCCAGTCGGGCACCTGGCGCCCCAGGAACGCGCTCGAGATGCGGCAAAGCGGCTGGGCCCACATGGCGCGCGCGGAGGACCGCGATGGCGTCTTGGGTCATCGCAGCCTCACGCCGCGGGCGCCGGCGAGGTTGGCTCCGTCGAGGATGGCTCCGTCGAGGCGGGCGCCGGCGAGGTTGGCTCCGTCGAGGATGGCTCCGTCGAGGCGGGCGCCGGCGAGGTTGGCTCCGTCGAGGATGGCTCCGTCGAGGCGGGCGCCGGCGAGGTTGGCGCCGTCGAGGCGGGCGCCGTAGAGGCTGGCGCCGCGTAGATCAGCTCGCCACAGGTCCGCTCGCGCTGCGACAGCAGCCTCCAGCACGGTCCTCAGGTCGCCCTCGCCCTCGTAAATGGTGTCACCGGTGTCCCAGCGCTTGATTGCGGTACGCATCGTCGATCCTCCTGTGGTCATCGCGCTACCCTCACGTCCGCCGCGCATCCGACCCACGGTGCACGGGCGACTCACCCTGGGTCCCCGTGCAGCCGCGCCTCAAGCTCCTCGGCATGCACGGCCGCACTCGGCGATGTGATCGCGCGCAGCCACGCATCGGCCACGGTCCGCCAGCGGCGCGCAGTCTCGCCGTCGGTGTGGAACGCGGCCCACAACGCGAGGTTGGCGCGGTGCAGGGCGGTCATGGCTGGTCACATGCGCACGGCGCGTAGCCGCACGTCCTGCATTCGCGCGGCTCTCCAGCGCGCTCGCGGCGACTGTCCAGCACGCACTGACCGCAGTAGTCACGCGGACCTCCGGTGTGCGGTTGCTCGATGGAGCGGCAAGCGATCTGCCAACCCTGTGCCTTCGCCTCTCTACGCAGAATGTGCCCATGGAGCCGCGCCGCTCCTGTCTGCGGGCCGAGGAATGAGCGCCCGCAGTCGTTGCATTGGATTGTGACGATCAGGCTCATGGCCACTCCCTCACTCGCGCACCATCGGCACTCGCGCCGCGCACGGGTCGCACACGTTCACCCCGCGCTCGATCTCGGCGTCGGTCAGATACTCGTCGCACTCCCAGCACGACGGCGCGGGCACCGGGCGCCGCGCGTACTCCACCAGCCGCGCCACCAGCGGTGCGTTCGCCCGCTCGCGCTCCTCGCGCTCCTCCTCCTCGCGGTCCTGGCGCTGCTCCACGACCACGCGCGCCAGCTCAGCCGAGAGGATCTCCTCGCAGCCGTCGCACGTCCACGGGTAACGGGCGGCGTGGTCGGCTGAGTGGATGTGCACGGGCGGCGCGGCGGCGTCCTCCACTGCCTGCTCCGGCGGGCGCATCAGGCGGCGCTCGCGGCGGCGATCTCGTCGGCGGTCAGCGGGCGGCTGACAGCGATCTGGGCCATGATGACTGGGTACGTGTGAACCATCAGGTACCCGTCGACCTGAACGGCGAGCTGCGCCAGCGCCAGGACGTCGGGGAGGTCACCGCGGTCGCGCTCGACGGTCAGCGTCCCGTACATGCACCTGGCCTCGCCGCCGAGCGGCCTGACCTCGACGCGGCCGAGGCCGGACAGGGTGAGCATCTCCACCTTCTGCTCGAAGGTCACCGCCGCACCGCCGCCGCCTCGGCCGCCCGCGCGGCGATCCGCTCGTAGCACTCCGCGTGCGCCGTCGCCTTGGCGTGGACGCTGGCCCAGAGCTCGGCCATCAGCGCGTCGCAGCGCGCCTCGGCCGTCGCCTGCCTCTCGGCCGCCTCCGCGGCCAATTCCCACCAGACCTGCGCTCGTGATCTCGGGTCGTGCATCGAGTCCTCCCTCAGTTAGCCCGAAGCTACATCGCACGCGCGGGCTTGGCAATACAAAAAAATCACGCCACGCCAAGGATGGCCTTAGCTCGCTTGTTCAACGTCGCGCGGATCCAGATCGCCAACGACCCCTGGCCTGCCACAATCGCCGCTTCCTGCCATCTCGCCTTGTCCGCCAGCGGCAGACGCACGATCACGGACGCGTTGTGGCGCACTCCCTTAGGACGACCCCGACCCCGCTTGTTTGGCTTGCTCATGCCTGACTACTAGCACGATTTGCGGCCGCATATGAAAAATCTTGACGCGCCTCCCGCAACGGTGGCATTGCTACTGTCCATGCAGGGGGCTAAACTCGATCCCGTGGTGTTGGACCCGCATGTCGAGCGCTGGGGCGTAAATCGGGAGACGCTACTGCGCGAGTGGGTGCCGACGCGACGGGAGTGGAGGGACGCGGCGATCGATGCGGCGCTAAGGGGGGCGCGGTGAGCCGAAAGAAGGTCAGCACCACGGTCTATCTCCGCGCCGATCAGGTGGTCGCGCTCAACGCTCTCCACCTGCGCACCAAGATTCCTGTCGCCGAGATGATCCGCGACTCCATCGACGCAATGCTGGAGCAGCAGTACGCAGCCGGCGCCATCGAGCGACCCGACCCGTTGCTCTCCGACGCGCCGATGGGCCTGATCCCGGTGGAGCAGGTACAGCGCATGATCGACGCTGCCGTGCGCCGGGTGATCGATGGTCACACAGCCCCGTCTACGCCATCGCTCGCGGCTGTGTCGGGTCACGCGACGCACAAGGGCGAGCGCTGATGCTCCTCCGCGTCTACACCCGCCTGCGCGGCGGCGAGCACTGGACGCGCTCGAAGCCGCTGCCGTGGCAGCGAGCCGAACGCCTCGCCGCGCGTCTCGCGGCCGGTGGCGAGTTCGATGTCGAGATCCGGCAGTCGCCGCGCTCGCGCGCCATCGCCGGCATCCGCGACGCCATCAGGAGGAGGTCCGCGTGACCACCCCCGATCGCATCCTCCGCCGCGTACCGCGCCGACACGTCGCCGCGCATGGTGCTCGCGCTGCTCAAGGCCGGCGTGCTGGTCGAGGTCGGTCGCGCTCCATGGGGCGTACCGGCCACGGTGCCGATGTGGCTCACGCGGCGACAGAAGAAGGGTCAGCAGGTCGTGGCGGTAGCGGGGTGATCCATCACTGCGACTGGCGCGACCTTCTCGCGCACGTGCCCGAGTGCGACGCGCTGATCGTGGACGCGCCGTACAGCGATGTCACCCACAACGGACATGGAACGCTGGATCGGCATGGCACTGGACTTCCGCCAACGTATGACGGCGGTCGGCGACGGGAACTCAATTATAGTCACTGGTCCCCCGACGACGTGTCCGCCTTCGTCTCGGCGTGGTCTCCCCGTACGCGAGGCTGGTTTGTCACCATCACCGATCACGTGCTCGCGCCAGCTTGGAATGACGCGCTTGAAGCTATCGGCCGCTACGTCTTCTCGCCGCTCGCCTACGTCGCGCCCGGCTCTCGCGTTCGCCTGAGCGGAGACGGTCCCGCGCAATGGTCGTGCTGGATCGTCGTCGCGCGACCGAAGTCGCGCACGTTCCAGCGCTGGGGCACTCTCCCCGGTGCCTACGTCCTGCCGCCGGGCGAGGGCGGCAAGCTCCCCGTTGTCGGCGGAAAGGCGCTGTGGCTCATGGCCCGGCTCGTCGAGGACTACTCGCGCGCTGGTGACCTCGTGGTCGATCCATGCTGCGGCGCGGGCACGACCCTGGTTGCGGCTGCGCTCACAAACCGGCGCGCGGTCGGGGGCGACATCTCGGCCGAGCACATCGACATCGCGCGCAGGTGGATGGCGAATCCGACGCGGCCTGCGCCTAGGACTGACCGCGCGGATCCAGCGCAGCCGTCGTTGTTCGGTGCCGCATGACCCTCCGCCGCGTCCGCCTCCGCGTCCTATTCTGGTGCCACCTCTACGACCTCGGCGCGCTCATGGACCACTATGGCCGCCGGCTGTGCCTGTACGCCATCGAGCGCGCTGGGAACGCTGCGTACGAGGGAACAGAGTTGCCCGACGTGCCGGATGAGGAGGCGCCGTTTTGACCGACCACAGCGCCTGGTTTATCTCGAATCGCTTCGACCGTCGCGCGTTACCGCTAGCTGACCGGCACTACAACCGGCGGAAGCCAGGCTCGCCGCAGTTCGTTCCGCCGGGGCGTTGTCTCGTACTGCTCACTGAGTCGGCCGACGGACTATGGGTGACATCGTGGCCATTCGCTGAGTACGTACGCCACGATTGGCCCGGCGCCTGGATCAACTCACTCTTTCGCAACGAATCGCCCATTCTCGCGTCGGACCTGATCCGTCAGGCAGTCGCGGCAACGGTTGCGTTCTACGGGCCGGCACCCGAGCCGCACGGGCTCATCACCTTCGTTGACGCAGCCAAGGTCCATCGCAAGCGAGAACCGGGACGCTGCTACAAGAAAGCTGGCTTCCTGCGCCCGCCATGCCCACGCTGCGGCGGGTATGCGGCGAAGACGACATGCCGCGTCTGCGGTGACGGGAAGGCGCGCACTGCTGGCGGGCTAATCGTGTGGCAGTTGCCGCCCGATCGCATGCCGGACCCTGCACCAGCGCGGACCTGGCAGACATTTCTCTTCGGTGCCGCGTTTTGACCGACCCCCGCGCCTGGCCGCCGCCGGTCGGATGCACCGTCGTATGGCGCAACGGCATGCCCGTCGGAAAAGTCGTCGGCTATCACGGCGCACTTGCCTTCGTCATGGTCGACGACGAAACGTTCGCCGTGCCGACCATCTCGCTGCGGATTGTGCCGAGGCCGGAGCCACGCTGATGCAACCCACCCTACGCCCGTACCAGGTCGATGCCGTCGACCGACTGCGGGCGCTCATTGCTGCCGGCCAGACCCGCCTGTGTCTCGTTGCTCCGACCGGATCGGGAAAGACAGTCATGGCGTCGGCGATGATTCACGGTGCCGCCCGCAAGGGAAAGCGCTGCTTATTCTTGGCCCACCGGAAGGAACTGATCGATCAAACCGTCGACAAGCTCCACCGATGGAGCGTTCGACCCGGCGTTATCATGGCTGACGATCCGCGGCGCGACGACTACCTACCGGTCCAGGTCGCCAGCGTCCCAACGCTCGCGCGTCGCCTGAATCGGCTCCCGCCTGCCGAGCTTGTCGTCGTCGACGAGTGCCACCACGCCACGTCAGACTCATACCGCAAAGTCATCGATGCCTACGCGCACGCCGTCGTCATCGGCATGACAGCTACCCCATGGCGCACTGACCGCAATGGACTCGCCGACATCTACACGGCCTCGGTCCTCGCGGCCACGCCGGCCGAACTCATCGCGTCCGGCGCGCTGGTGCCATACGACGCGTTCGCCTACGACGCGCCCGACCTGCACGAGGTCCGCGTCACGATGGGCGAGTACCACCAGAAGGATCTTGCACTCGCCTGCAACACAAAGATCCTCGTCGGCTCCGTCGTGCGCGAGTACACGACACACGCCGCCGGCCGGCGCGCGATCGTATTCCCGGTCAACATCGAGCACAGCCATTCCCTCGTCGACGAGTTCCGCGCCGCTGGATTTTCAGCCGCACACGTCGACTGCAACACCCCGCGGGACGAACGCGGCGCGGCCATGGAGCGATTCCGCCGTGGTGACCTGCTCGTGCTGTCCTCGGTCGGCGTCCTCACCGAGGGATTCGACGTTCCCGCGGCGGAGGTCTGCATCCTAGCGCGGCCTACGAAGTCGCTGTCCCTTCACCTCCAGATGATCGGGCGCGTCCTGCGTCCCGCGTCTGGCAAGGACCGCGCGCTGATCCACGACCACGCGGGAAACGTCATGCGGCACGGATTCCCCGACGACGATCGCGACTACAGCCTGACCGCAACCCCGAAGTCGGTCGTCGAACGGAACACGTGCCCGGCGTGTCATGCCGTGTTTGCGGGGCTGCGGCGGTGCAACGGTACCGGCCGGTGCGAGCGCCCGCCCGAGGAGCCGCAGGCGTGTATCGCCGGACCGATCGGTCTCACGTCGCCGTCCCACTGCCCGGCCTGCAACGAGTTCATCCAACTGCCCGAAGAGCGCGAGTCGAGCGGTGGCGGCCCCGAACTGGAGCACACCGAAGGGCGCCGGCTGTCAAAGGAGCAGATCCAGGAACTGCGCTCGCGCCGCAAAGGCGCCGGCCTGCGCGACCTGACCGACCTCCAGTTGCAGCGCGCCGCGAGTGCCACCCGCATTCAGAAAGCCGCCGAGTTCCTTCGCCTGTGTCGCGTCGCTGAAGCGAAGGGTTTCAAGAAGGGCTTCGTGAGCCACCAGTACCGCAACGTGTTCGGCGTGTGGCCTCGGTTCGCCGACGGCGAACTTGACGGCGTCGAGCCGGCGCAGAGGCCATTCTTCCCGCTGGAGCCGCGCGCCGACCGGTCGGTGCGCCGTGCCGGTGCGGATCAACCGAGCGGACCATCACGCCACAGGTGATCGGCGACGGGAGGGCTCAGTTGCGCGAAACCTGCTCAGCGTGCGGAGCATGAGCACCGAACCCCGCCTCACCTCCTACATCATCGCGCAGCTCAACCTCCTGCCGCGCTGCTACTTCTGGCGCGCCAACTCCGGCGTGGCGCACGCCGGTAACCGCACCGTGCGATTCGGCGTGCCGGGTCAGGCCGACATTACCGGCGTCGCAAACGGCCGGCGAGTCGAGATCGAGGTCAAGTCCGACACCGGCCGCGTGCGTCCCGGCCAGCGCGCCTTTGCCGAGCGTATCACTGCGGCCGGCGCCGTCTACGTCATCGCACGCTGCCTCGATGATGCGCTCGACGCGGTGAGGCCGCTACTGTGACGCTCGCGTTCTCGATCGGTGAGGGTCGAACCAACGCGCAGGGCGCCATGCTGCGCTACGACCCACCGCCCGTCGACGGGTACATCGCAGCACTACGAAGCCAGCCGCCTCGCACCGAGCGCTGGCACTCGCCGCACCTTTGGGCGCGCAACTACCGCCGCGCCCAGGACTGGCTAGCCAGCATCGCCGTCGTGATCGACGTGGACTACGAGATCAAGGACGAAGCTCCTCCGCTCGAGGTGATCGCCCGACTCGCCGACACAGCCCGCTCCGGTCGCCTTCCCGGATCGTGGTTCCACCTCACGCCTCACGGCTGTCGCGTCGCCTTTGTCTACGCCGAGGCCAACCCCGACCGCGCGCTCCAGATCGCTGCCGAGCGCGGCGCCGGGGCTCTCTTCGCCGCGGCTCTCGCCGAACATGACCTATTCGCCTACCGCGTAGACACGCCGCTGCTCGGCGACCTGGCGCGCTTCTTCTACACGCCGAACGCCATCGCGAAGGGTGTCGCTCGCAACGCCGAAGTGATCCGCCTGCGCGTCGAGCCATACACGCCATCGCAGCTCTCCGCGCACGAACCACCCACGGAGCCATCTCCCGCTCCCGCGCCACAGCGCCGCGAACCCTCGCGCTCACTCACCGATGCGATCGCCGCTTTCAACGCCGACCATCGCCCCGACCTCCCGCGTGCGTCCGGGACATGCCCCATCTGCGGCCACAACGGGTGCTTCGGCCGCTTCCCAGACGATGCTGAACGCTGGGCGTGTTGGTCAACAAACCACCCCGACGTGGGCGTGCGCGGCGACAAGTGCTACCACGGCGACGCGCTCGACCTCGCCGCTCATGCCGCCGGCCGTGAGCGTATCGAGCACCTGCGAGCAGAGAACTACCTGCCGAGACTCTACGCGGTTCGCACCAACGCATCCACAGCCGCCGAACCGGCGCCAGAGCCGGAGTCGATCCCGGAACCGCGTCGCATCTGGAAGTCGCGCTCTCTACTGACCACGGTAGAGATCCTGCGCCAGAACGCACGCGACGTGCTCGACGGCCGCACGCTCGAGTTGAACGCGATGACTGGCCGGCCCGAACTAGGACGGCAACCGCTCACCGATCGCGACCTCACCCGCATCCGCGAACTCATCGAACAGCGGTTCACCGGCGGCATCGACAAGCACGGCAACGAGCTTGGCATGGTCCAGTCGGAGACCGACATCCATCGCGCCTGCGAACACGTCGCCGCGGAGAACGCCTACCACCCGGTCAGGGACTACCTTACGCGCCTCGCCTGGGACGGCGTCGAACGCATCGCGCACGTGCCGGACGACATCCTGTCCGCGCCGCGCACTGAGCTGAACCAGACGCTCATTCGTCGCTTCCTGATCAGCGCCGTCGCTCGCGCCATGCGACCCGGCTGCAAGCTCGACACCGTGCTCGTTCTCGTCGGCAACCAGGGGTGCGGCAAGTCGAGCTTCTTCCGCGCCATCTCGGAGCCCTGGTTCGTTGACTCTACCGTCGACATCAAGGACAAGGACTCGTTCCAGGTGCTACGCGGTGCCTGGATCTACGAGTGGGCTGAGCTTGAGGTGCTGCGCCGCGCCCGCGAAGCATCCGCCGTCAAGGCGTTCATCACGTCCCAGGTCGACACGTACCGCCCGAGCTACGGGCGCATGGTGATCGACGTGCCACGCACGTGCGTCATCGGAGGCAGCACGAACGACGACGAGTTCCTGGTCGATCCCACCGGACACCGCCGATGGTGGCCGATCCGGGTCGGCACTGTACAACTCGACATTCTGTCGGCGCAGCGTGACCAACTCTGGGCCGAGGCCACCCACGCGTTCCAGGCAGGGGAGCCGTGGTGGCTCGACCCGGACACGTCCGCGCGCCTGGCCGCCATCCACGAGGAGCACGCCGCAACCGACTCCTGGGAAGACGTGGTGATTGCCTGGGCCGATGCACAGACGGTTGAGTTCAGCACCAGCACTGTGCTCGAAAAGGCCATCGGCAAGCCACGTGGGCAGTGGGCCAGGGGAGATGAGATGCGGGTGGCGGCCGTGCTCAAGAAGGCACGATACGAGAAGCGGCGCCACAACCCAAAGCAGCCATGGTTCTGGACTCGGAGGTCTGCAAGGTGAGGTCTGCAAAGGTTCGAGGTTTGCTAGGAAGAGGTTTGCTGGTGTGCTATCAGGACTGCACAAAAAAACCGAATAATTCCCGATATGTTGCAAACCTGCAATCTATAGCAAACCTATTCTCTATAGGTTTATATTATTATAAATATAGTGTAAGTACGCGATCCCGTCACGCGATCCGCGCAATAGGAAAATGGTGTGCTAGGTGTGCTGGTTTGCACACCCAATACGTGGGTGGCGCGTCCTAATGCGCGGCCGTCACACAGCCCGCGAAACTCTCGAGCAGCTTCGTACCGAGCATGCCGAGCACTCGCCCGAGTCCTGGGATGTGTGCGGCAACGTGGTGCGCATCTCGTGCAGTTGCGGCGTCCAGGTCGTCTCACGGCCGCTCGATCGACCGCACATCGAGTGGTGCCGCATCGGGCTGCGTAACGTCATGCGAGGCAAGGCGGCTTGACGAGCTCGGAGCGCAACCGAGCGGTTCGGGCAGCGCGCCGGGCGGCAGGGAAGTGCCCCGAATGCGGCGGTGAGCCGGAGACAGGACACATCACGTGCGTGCCGTGCAGGCGGCGACCGTATAGCAGGCTCTCAGAGCGCATTAGCGCCCCGCTGGCGCGTTTTGCGGTGGGGGCGGCTCCGGTAGCGCACCCGCACCCGGACGAGAGCCTGAGAGACCTGTGGTGCGCTCAGGCGAGCGGGTGCCTTGAGTACGCGATGCGGGCAGGGTGGGAGGGGATGTCGTGTCACGAATGCGGTAGGCGGGGGAAGCGCAGCACACCGCACGAGCCTGCACTTGACAGGCGGCGGTGATATCGTGAGATCACGGGAATAGCACGTGATACCATGGACACAAAGTGGAAAAAGGGCGAAAGCGGAAACCCGGGCGGGCGTCCTAAGAAGCTGAACCTATTCAAGAAACGATTGGACGATTTCAGCGAAGAGATGTGGAATCGCGCCAAGCAAATCGTGCTGAACGGCGATGACAGGGACGCTGCCCAGATGCTAAAGATCATGTGGGCGTATCAGTACGGAAACCCAACGCAGCCGATCACCGGCGAAGACGGCGCGGCGATTCGGCTGGGCGTGGTGATCTTGCCGGCTGAGGAGACAGAGAAGTGACCGGCTGGGCTGTCCACGCCCTCACGCACGACAACTTCGCCGGTGGGGGTTCCTCGGCATCGCAAGTGATGCCGCCCGAATTGTAACGGGCCGGGCTATGAGATCCGAGTGGGGTCGGCGAATCGGATCGCAGCCGGGTCGGCGAATCGGATCGCGCTGAGCGTGGTCCTGTTGCTGGTCAGCGTGGCCGGCGGGGGTAGCGCTGCACGAGCGGCGGGACCCGATGGACTCTCCTCGTCCTCACCTGAGGCGCGAGGAGACCAGGATGGCCAGGAGGAGGACCGCGATGCACCGGCTGCAGGACCTGGTGCGGTTGCACCGACTGAAGACGGGGGCGCGCGAGACGGCGCGGCTCCTGGGGATGGGACCGAATACGGAGCGGCAGTACCGGGAGGCGATCGCAGCGGCGGGGCTGCTCGACGGAGCGCCCGAGACGTTGCCGGCGGTGGGACGCGGCCGGTGGCAGGATCCAGGTAGCGCTGGTAAGTTCGAGGCTGACTACTACATTCGCAAGCCAGGACAAGGACCGTTCAGAGAGCGCGGTTGAGCGAACTCCGCTGGGAGCCATCCCCGCGTCAGCGACGATTCCTGGCATCGTCTGCGTTCGAGGCGTTGTATGGCGGCGCGGCAGGTGGCGGGAAGAGTGATGCGCTGGTCATGGGCGCGCTCCGCCACGTCGACAAGCCAGGGTACAACGCGATCATCTTCCGGCGCACGTTCCCTGAGCTCCAAGGACAAATAGTGCCGAAGTCGCGAGAGTGGTACCCGGTTGCGCGTGGGAGGTACAACAGCGTCGAGCACTGCTGGACATTCCCAAGTGGCGCGCGCATCCACTTCGGGCACCTGCAGCACGAGGACGACGTCTACCGCTACCAAGGGTGGGAGTTTCAGTACGTCGGGTTCGACGAACTGACGCACTTCCTTGAGTCGCAGTATCGGTATCTTCTGTCCCGAGTCCGCTCGTCGCACGGTATCCCAGTACGCGTGCGCAGCGGGACCAACCCAGGCGGCGTTGGACATGAATGGGTGCAGCGTCGATGGGGACCGTGGCTTGACCCGCAATCGACGGTGCAGGCCGAACCTGGACAGGTCATGCATTACCGGAACACGCAGGCCGGCGAGGAGTGGTGTGATCGCGGCGATGGCACACTGACCAGGGTGTTCATTCCTGCGAAACTGGAGGACAACCCATACTTGTTCGGCGCCGACCCTGGTTACCGGGACCGGCTGATGGGGCTCGACCGGGTCACACGCGCGCAGCTCATCGACGGCAACTGGCTCATTCGACCCGCCGCTGGTCTTCTATTCCAGCGCGGGTGGTTCAAGATGCTCGACGCTGCACCGTCGGACGCATTGCGCCGTGTGCGTTACTGGGACCGCGCTGCGACGGAGGAGAGCGGCAACAACGACCCTGACTGGACCGTGGGTGTTCGCATGGCGATGGTCGAGGAGGGGTCGTACATCGTCGAGGACGTGGTTCGACTGCGCGGCACGCCGAAGCGGGTAGAGGGCGCGATCGTCAACACGGCCGAGGTGGATGGCAGGGGAGTCGAAGTGCACCTGTCGCAGGATCCAGGTAGCGCTGGTAAGTTCGAGGCTGACTACTACATTCGCAAGCTCAGCGGTTACGTGGTCAAGGCCGCGCCTGAGACCGGCGACAAAGTGAGCCGAGCCCAACCGTTCTCGGCGCAGGTTGAGGCTGGGAACGTTTCTATGGTTCGCGGGCCATGGAACGAACCGTACCTCCAGATCCTGGAGGCGTTCCCGACCAATGGTGTCCATGACGACGACGTCGACGCCAGCTCGGGCGCTTTCGCGGTCATGCAGCGTAAGAAGCGTGGACTCGAGCAGTGGGGAGCGGTGACGATTGGCTAGATGGAACGGCAAGAACATGCTAGGGAGGCTCGTCGAGGCATGACTGGGCACAAGCAGAGAGTTGGAACTCGTGATGCAGTGTGAGGCGAGCGGGCTCTGTGAGGCAAAGCCCCGAGGACGACGACGAATCGCTTCAGACTGCGTCTTACCGGCACCAGCGAGACGGCACGGCGATGGCGCTGGGGCGAACGAAAGGTCATGAAACAGCCACGGCGACACCAGTCCGCGATTTCCAGTCGTATCACGTAGCGTTGCCGTGTGGGATTCTGGGATCGCATCCTCGGACGTAGCACGCGCCGTGAAGACGGCGCCAACGCACCGAAGCAGTTACCGGCACACGACCCGTGGACCACTCCGGCGTCGCAAGAGCAGATCCGGCAGAGGATCGACATGCTCCGCGAGTCGCGCATGGACGCGTACCGCAACGAACTCACCTCGATCGGTTATTGGCTAAAGGACAAGACGTACGGCGGACGACAGGGCGGTCCGTTGTTCGAAGTCGATTTCATCACGAATATTGCCGCCGAGAATCGCTGGCGCGGCAGCGATCTTGGCGGTCGCATCGTCGAGACCATCCCCGAGGAGATGACCCGTGAGGGCTGGGAGATCACGATCCAGCCGAGCGACGAGGACGACGAAGACGATGAGCGCGCCGACGCGTTTCCGGTGCCGGGCATGTGGCCGCCCGAGCCGCCAAAGAATCCCGGTGTGCTGCCCGAGGCCGCCGACGAGACACAGGGGTTGATCGAGGCGCTGGCGGGGGAGCAAGACGAGCTTGGAGCGGTGGCCGCGATCTATCGCGCGCTGAGCTACGAGCGCGCGTACGGCGGTGGCGCGGTCATGATCGGAGCCGACGACGGGCAGGAGGACCTGTCGCAGCCGCTAGACGAAGAGCGCATTTCCGAGATCCGTTACCTGAACACATTCTCGGGCGGGTGGCAGGGCGAGATGGTGGCGTGGTCGTACTACTCTGACCCGCGTTCGCCCAAGTACGGGATGCCCGAGATCTACATGGTCATGAACGACGGCGTGCCGATCACAAGGCTGGCCGCGCCGGGTGCGCCGCTACCGGCCGCGGTTGTGCCGACGACGGAACCGACCGCGTACGCTCCACTGATCTGGTGGGTGCACGAGTCGCGTTTCCTCCTGTTCCCCGGCACGGCAGTATCGAATCGCGCGCGCGTGCAGATGCGCGGCTGGGGAGATTCGATCTTTACGCGAGTGGACCGCGTTCTATCGACGTATGACCAGACATGGGGCGGCATCGCCAACCTGATGACCGACTTCTCTCAGGGCGTCCTCAGCGTGCCGAACCTGCTAGAGATGCTGTCGGCGAACAACAAGCCGGCGACGCTGAAGCTGACCGACCGAGCGCGAGCGATCATGCTGAGCCGGTCGATCGCGAACATGATGCTGATCGACAGTGACGAGGAGTTCAAACGCGACACCGCCCCACTCGCTGGCATCCCCGACATCCTGGCGCAGTTCGGTCTTCGCCTCGCCGCCGCCGCCGAGATGCCGCTCTCTCTGCTCATGGGCCAGGTCAAGGGAGGACTCGGAGACGCTGGCAACACCGACCTGAGATTCTTCTACGACAAGGTTGCGAGCCGGCAGAAGCAGCGACTGATGCCGCAAATCAAGCGTCTCGTGCACCTGCAAATGCTCGCGAAGCAGGGACCGGCAAGCGGTAGTGAGCCGGCTCGGTGGAACGTCAGGTTCAACCCGCTCTACCGCATGACCGAGAAGGAACAGGCGGAGCTGCGGAAGATCGTCGCCGACTCTGACCATATATACATTGCCGACAGCGTGGTCACACCCGAGGAGGTAGCCGCGTCCAGGTTCGGTGGTAGCGAGTGGACGATGGAGACGACGATCGATTTCGATGGTCGAGCGAAGATGGCCGCCGAGGACCAGAAGCAGCGTGCGGAGCGGGAGAAGAAGGCGGCTGAGATGGCGACCCAGATGCAGGTTGCCGCGGCAGAGGAGAATCCTCTCGGCAGCGATGATGAACAGGAGATCGAGCAGGGAGAGGAGTAGTGCCCGCCTCCCGCACCATCGCAATCGCCAGATTCCTACGCACCGTCCAGCCGAGCGTGTTCCGTCGCCGCGGTGGCCGCATGCCTCGCCAGCAGCAGCCGGACGCGATCCGTCTCGAGTACTTCAACTCGATCATGCCGCTCATCCGAGAGCAGACACGTCACCTACGCGCGGCTGGAAACGAGGCGCTTAGGTTGCTGTACGAGGAGCGCAGGGCGCAGGGGAAAATGGACATCGCCGAGCGAGGACGGCGCGCGATGGCTGCGGTGGACTTGGCCGGGGAGCGATCCAAGGACGCGTTCCGTCCCAGCGCCGTAGCCGAGACCGCAGAGAAGTACGGCAAGCGCACAAGTGCTTTCCAGCGCGAGCAGTTAGGGCGCCAAGTGCAGCAGGCACTCGGCATACCACTGCTGTCAATCGAGCGTCCGATCGTGGACGCGCTGCCCGCGTTCGCCGCGGAGAACGTGTCACTGGTGAAGACGGTGAGCGAGCGATACCACGACCGGCTACGCGCTGCGGTGGAAGACGCCTTTGAGTCAGGTGAGCACCCCGAGACGCTGGCGAAGCGCTTGGTCGACATGGAGGACATCTCGGAGTCGGACGCGAGGCGTATCGCGCGTGACCAGATCGGAAAGCTGAACGCGAACCTGAACCAGGCGCGGCAGGAGTCGATAGGCGTCACGTCGTACGTGTGGCGGACGGCGAACGACAACCGCGTCAGGGACGAGCACCAGGAACGGGAGGGTCAAACGTTTCGATGGGACGCGCCTCCAGAAGACGGACATCCCGGGGAGCCAATCCAGTGCAGATGCTACTCGGAGCCGGTGCTTGATGATCTCATTTCCGGCGTAAGTAGTAGCGAAGAGCCAGCGCTAGAAGAGGCCATGGCAGAGAAGCCGGCATCCTCCGTCGTGACTGCACTTGAGACCGCCGCGGAGTTCGCCCCGACACGTGGCGCTCCACCGCCGGGATTCTGGCAACTGCTACCTGAGGGTGTCTCGGTGCACGATATCGCGGTGGCACCACGTCCTGGAATGGAGCCACCGACGCTAAAGGAATCAAACGCGAAGAGGGTCAAGGACCCGTGGTCAGGACGATGGGCACAGGTGGTTGACGTATCGTCGCTAGACGACGTGCCCGCTGCGGTGTGGCAGCCAGAGAGGGCGAACAGGATTGCGAGGGCGTACCAGGAAGGAAACGGAGAAAGGCTGCCCCCGATACGAATTGCGGTGACGGCTAGTGGCAAAAGAACAGTTGTCGACGGCATGCACCGCCTCAGCGTGGCAAGACAGATGGGCGTGAGACGGATAGCGGTTATTTTTGAGCGCTAGTCCTCTGTCCGTCTACGCCGCCTGAGTTTAACCAGCGCCACGACCTCAGCCGAGCGAACGCTTTCCCGGTCTAGGAACATCAACCCGCCGATTGCCTCAAGCGATCTTTCTCCATCTTCGGCCACATCCAGCGCGCAACTCACCGCCATGTCCTCGGGCTCGATGTGCTTCGGCACCTTCAGCGTACCGTCGACCGTGAGGTCGAGGTACAGGTGATAGCGGCAGCCGACCCAGGGGCATGGACGTGGTCCGTCCACGCAGTCACCGCGGGTCTGTGGTCGGTCGTACTGGGCCGTGAAGTCGTTCAGCGCGTACCAGTCGTATCCAGTAGCGCCGCTTTGCTCCGAGATCCATTGGTCTCGTAGCATCATCTTCCGGGTGATTTTGCGGCGGTGGTGACCCAATCGATCCAAGCGTGATACGTGACACACGCACCGGTCAACCAATTCGCGAGTGACATTCCTCCCCGCTAGGCTGGGGACGTGTATTACCTAGGGACGATTCAGGGTGGATCGGGGGCGTACAACAACGCTGGCACCGGCGCGAGCGGCACTAACACGTTCGAGATCCCGAAGACGACCAAGTCGATCTACCTGGTTCCCAGCGTCTCCGGGATGCAGTTCGCGTGCTTCGGTCACACCGGGGGAACGCTACTCGTTGCCAGCGGAAGAGGTGCCCCTCTGAGCGGTCCAGATCTGCTGAACGGTCCGTTTCGCCTGGACGGTAACTCGTTCGGAATTGCGCCTATCGTGTCGATCTACTCCGCCAGCGGCATCGTCACGTGCCGCGTCTTTGCGAGCCCGACGTCATGAGCGAACGAGTGCGCAGGGACGGAGAGTCGGTACCGATCGTGGTGATTGCCGACTGCCCGTGGTGCGGCGACGAGGAGCGTGCCGGTCGTTGCATCAGAGCCTGCCCGGCGAGTAGGCGCGCCGATTCGCAGCGCCATCGCCAGGAGCGAACGGGATGAGCCGCGTTCGCCGGTTCGATCGCGTGGCAATCCCTGCGTCCAAGCGGACGCAGGAGGGCTTCCTCAAGATCGACGGAAACAAGATCGCCCGCACTGGGATCCAGGAATACCGCCGCGCCGATGGCAGCATGGTGCGCGAGTTGCGCCCAGCGGCCGAAGTGTTCGACACCGAGTCGATGGCTTCGTTCGCCCTCCTGCCACTGACCGACAATCACCCGGCGAAGATGCTGGACGCGACCGATGCTAAGAAACATGCGGTCGGCAGTGTTGGACAGCCGAAGAAGGACGGCGATTGGCTGTCGGCACCCATCAGCGTGTGGGATGCGGCGGCGATTACGAGTATCGAGAGCGGTCGCGTGGAACTGAGCGCCGGATATTCGTGTGAAATCGTCGAAGAGCCGGGCGAGTGGAACGGTGAACGGTACGACTGTAAGCAGGTCGCGATCCGAGCGAACCACCTCGCGCTCGTGGATAGCGCCAGGGCGGGACCGGAGGCGCGGTTGAGACTGGACGCAGGTGATGCTGAGGCAACCGAATTCGCGGGTGATACGACTCGCATGGTACCCCTGAAACAGGAGCAAACGAAAATGGCTCATGTCCTCAAGGTCGACGGGATGACGTTCGAGACAAATGATCAGAACGCGCAAGCCGCTGTCGATCGGGTCATTGCCGCCACCAAGCGTGAGGCGGATGAAAAGTCCGCCACCGAAAAGCAGCGCGCCGACAACGCCGACAAACTGCGCGCCGACGCCGAGAAGTCGCGCGACGAGTGGCAGGCGAAATACGACGCGCTCTGTGCCAAGAATAAGGCCGACGACGAGAAGCTGGTCAAGTGCGATGAGTGCGACGGCACCGGCAAGGTGGACGGCGAGCGGTGCGACGGCTGCGATGGCAAGGGTGAGTACGCGGCCAAGATGGACACCGCCGAACGCCGTGTCGTTTCGCTGAAGCGCCGGATCGATCGCGGTGTGCACGAGCGCGCTAAGCTGTACTCGGATGCGCAGCGCGTTCTGGGACTCAACGAAAAGCTGGACGGCAAGAGCACCGGCGAGATCAAGCGGCTTGTGATCCTGAAGCTGGACAAGGACGCGAAGCTGGACGGCAAGAGCGAGGACTACGTTTCTGCGCGCTACGACGTGGCGATGGAGCAGTTCAATGCGCGCCGGCCGATCGATGGGCCGCGCCTCGCCGTGGTTCAGGCACCGTCCCCGGATGCGCCCCGTGCCGACCATGCGCCGTCTCAGGACCCCGAGGAAGCGCGTCGCAACATGATCAACCGGACGCTGGCGGCGAATTCCGCCAACGCGAAGCGGTAGAGGAGACCGGACAATGAGCCAGACTAGCGTTCTTGCGGGCGGGCAGCCGATCGGCGTGGCCGGCCAGCTCGCTGACAACGGCCCGTTCGACATCGTGTCCGGGTTCAACGAGGCTACCACCCAGCTACCGTTCGGGTTCGGCGTACGCCAGGGGACCTCGCGGGACATGTACATCCTGCCGACCGGTACCTCCGGCGGTGCGGTTCCGGTGGTCGGTCTCGTCTCGCACGACTTCGACCACTCGCCTGCCGGTGTGGTGGACAGTGCCGGGAACTACTCCGGCGACCTTGGCGCGAGCGGGCTGCTTCAGTACGCTAAGTTCGGCGTGGCGCGCAAGGGTCGGTTCCTTGTGCCGGTTGAGGCGTCGCCGAGCGTGAACGACCGCGCCTGGTGCCGTTCGGTAGCCACTGGCGGAGGCGTGTCGAGCATGCGTGGCATCTGGCGTGGTTCTCCGCAGGGAACCCCGCCGTTGAGTGGTAGTTACCACGTCGACTGCTCCAACAACGGCGTGTTCCGGTCGACTGCCTTCACCGCGGCGGACGGCACCACGCTGGTGGCTGTGATGGAAGTCGACTTTACGAGCAAGAACACCTAGGCCCGGACGAATAGGAGAACTGAGATGGCTCTTCCTCCCAACTATGCATACCGGGCCGACGCCGCTGAGAGTGCATTCGTCGAACGCGCGCTGCTATACGTCGAGACCGAGGTGTACAACACCCTGTACCCGCCGATGGAGGGCATGAAGTACGTGCCCGTCGACACCAGCTCGCCCGAGGGTGCGCTAACGACCTCGTACCGGCAGTATACCCGCACCGGCATCGCCAAGCTCGTGACTGGTCGCGGACAGGATCTCCCGACCTCGCGCGTGTTCGTCAAGGAGTTCTTTCACCGATTCTACCCGCTAGGGATGTCGTACGAGTACACGCTCGACGACCTGCTTGCGGCTCAGATGAGCTCGCAGAACGGTGGCCCGTCGCTGAATATCGACATGGAACTCGCGAAGGCCGCCCGCGAGGGTATCGATCGCGGTCTCGACGCGATTGCCGGTATCGGCTCGGCGACCTCGGCGACGATTCCTGGTCTCTCGGTCGGTGTTGGCGCGGACGTGGGCATGCTCGGACTCCTGAACCAGACCAACGCGTCGACGTACACCCCTGCGACCGGCGCGGCTGGCTCGACACTGTGGAGCGCGAAGACTCCCGACGAGGTGATCGCGGATCTGACCGGGCAGTATGCGGCGATGGTGTCGAGCACGTACAAGGTCTTCAAGCCGACCACGTACCTTCTCCCGATCAACGAGTTCGAGGAGCAGAACGGGCGGCGCATGGGCGATGGCAGCGACGAGACCGTTATCAGCTTCTTCAAAAAGATCAAACCCGGCGTCGAGGTGGACTCGTGGCAGTACTGCGAGGGCGCTGGCAGCGGCGGCACGAACCGCGTCGTCGCCTACCAGAAGGACAAGCGGGTGATCCGGCATATGGTCTCGCAGATGTTCCGCCAGATGCCGCCGCAGTTCCAGGACTTCACCTTCAAGGTGCCGTGCCGGGCGAAGACGGCTGGATGTGTCAGCTCGTACCCGATCGGTATCAGCTACATGGACAATATCTAAATGTACACCGTCCTCATCAACAACCGCGAGGGCATGGTCCACGCCCAACTTCCGCACCAGTTCCCTACGCAGAAGGGCGCTGCTCCGCGCGTGGGCCGCGCCGTGATCCTCATGCCCGGCGTGAACCTCGTCGACTCCAAGACGCTTGCCACGCTGATGGAGAACCATGCGTTCAAGGCGTTGTTCGAGACGGTAATCCCGCCGTCGCTGGCGCCCGAGCAGACGCCCGAGAAGGTGGGCAAGCCGATCCTCCAGATCGACCGGTCGATCGGCAAGAACGGCGAGGTGGAGGAGAAAGCGCCGCTCCAGAAGCTCAGCACGGCGCAGTGTGAGGCGATGATCCGGGAGACGTTCTCCGTCGACCTCCTCAAGCGCTGGACCAAGGAAGAGACGCGCGGCGACATTCGCCGTCTTCTCGTCGAGCAGGTCGAGCGGCTCGAGACTGGCGGCGAGTCGAAGGGGCCGGCGTCCCCGGCCGAGTAGCCCGCTATGGCGATCGTTTGGGCCGATGTTCTGGCGATCGCTCCTGAGTTGTCCACCGTCGCCACCGGCACGTTCCAGGCAATTCTCACGATCGCGGACCGCCAAATCGACGACGAGCGATGGGGGGAGTTCGCGGACGACGGCCGACGATATCTCGCCGCGCACATGGCCACGATCTCGAACGGCGATGCTGGCGGTGCAGCGGGACCGATCGCGTCCGAGACGCTGGGACCGATGTCGGTCAGCTACGGCGCGATCGCGGATGTTGACGGTGAACTGTCCGGTACCAAGTACGGCGTGTTCTACCGCCACCTGATGCGCCTCGCGTGCGGGCCAGGAGTGCATATAGCATGACGACGATCGATCTTGCCGAGTGCCACCGAGCCGCGATGCTGGCCGGCAGTGCGCGCGCGCTGGGGCTGTACCTGCGCGTGCCGCAGCTCCTGCGGAAGCGTGGCTGGCCTCAGGACGGCGATCTGATCGCGGTCATCACCGCGGCTGTGGCGCTTAAACGAATCGGTGGGGGCCGCACCGTGATCAAGCGACCGCCGGGTGCCGATGGATGCCAAGAGATGTGGTCACCGAAGTTCCCGCGCCTCACCGCCTCGCAGATCGTCGACGAACTAGACCTGCACGAACTTCTCGAGTTTGGCTGATGCCGAAGCCGCGCGTTGTCGATCGAGATCTTGGCTACGCCGAGATCATGAAGCGCGCGAAGTCGATCAAGGAATCGTACGTGCGCGTTGGCGTCGTCGGCAAAAAGGCGGACGAGTCAGACGGCACGGCGACGGTCGCCGAGTACGCGATCGCGAACGAGCTCGGCACCGACACGATTCCAGCTAGGTCGTTTCTGCGGTCGACGTTCGATGCGAAGCAGGCCGAGTTGAAGCGCATCGGCGCGCAGTTGATCGACAAGGTCATGACGGGGAAGATGCCGATCAAGCAGGCGCTGAATGTGATCGGATCATTCTTGTCCGCCGAGGTGAAGAAAACGATCACGGTCGGGCCCGGTGTGCCGCCACCGAATGCACCGTCAACGGCTGCGAGAAAGCAGGCGAAGGGGAAGGGTGCGATCCGAACGCTGGTAGACACCGGACGTATGCTTGGCGCGATCGCATGGGAAGCGGTGGTGAACGGCAAGGTCAGCGTCGAGGGCGGGAACCTGTGAACGTAGCCGGTCTCATCTCTAGATTCGCGACCGGAACGTACACCGTGACGCGTACAGCGCGCGGCAACACGGTCCGCGGACGCGTGCAGACCGGGACGCAGACTACGTTTACGATCACGGCGAGTATCAGCCCAGCAACTGGTAATGAACTCCTGAAGCTGCCAGAGGGGCGTAGAGCGGTCGAAACGCGAGCCCTGTTCACGAATACGCTCCTGCGGCTCGGCGGGCAGGGAGAGGCGTTTGAGGCCGACTCCGTGACGATCGGTTCCGAGTCGTGGATGGTGTGTCACGTCGAGCGCTGGGAGGATCCGCACACGCTCGCGATTGGTTACCGCTGCCTCGTTCAGGAAGTACGATGAGTTGGGAGGACGTAGAGAACGTCATGCAGGCGGCGATCGTGACCGCGAGTCGCCTCAGCGCAGACCGTGTCACGTGGTCCTACCAGAACGTGAACGAGCCCGAGCAGAGCCACGTCGTTATCACGTTCGGCGGTTCGGTCAATGCGTCCCAAGACTGGATCCGAAACACGCAAGACCTGTCACGACCGAAGGGACAGGAGATGCGGCAGCAGATCCGCGGCGTGCGTGACGTGCCATTCGATATCGATGTGTTCACCGACGCAACAAGCGGCAGTGGAGCGGCTAGGCATCTCGCCGACCTAATCCGTACGCGGCTACGGCTCGATTCGATTCGACTGGAACTGCGCCGCTACGGCATCTCGCCGTTCGATACATTCGGCGCCGTGAATTGGATCCCCGACATCCCAACGGTGAACTTCCGCGGCCGGGCGACGCTGACAATTCGGTGTTACGTGCCGGTCGACGACTGCGACGAGTACGTGGGTTACATCGCACGGGTGCAGGGACTGATCGCGCCGAGCGGGCTCGGCGGCACTGGGCTCATCCCCTCTGGTCAGACCGGTATCCCGTTCGATTGGTCGGGCGCGTCCGGCTATTCCTAGCCAATTCGCGGGTGACACAAACCGGGTGTTAGCGTCGCTGTAGAGGTGCCCGAGTGCCCCTGAGCGATATTGTCAACGTCGTCGTCAGCACGACCGGAGCCGGCGTAACGCGCCCCGGGTACGGCGTGCCGGGAATTCTCGGTTACCCGACTGGCTGGTCGGAGTTGTCTCGCACCTACGCCAGTATCAGCGCTGTCGGTGAGGACTTCGCCGTCAACACGCCGGAGTACATGGCCGCGTCAGCGGTCTTCTCGCAGCAACCGCGGGTTCGTCGCCTCAAGATCCTGCGCGGCGCAAACAAGCCCACGCAGGCGTTTTCCGTCGGCGTGCAGCTCGTCGCTACCCAAATCGCGTATCAGGTGCGCGTTGCGATTGCGACGGGCGTTGCGTGGAAGAGCCAGACTGCCAGCTACAACCCCGGAAACGGCGCCACTGGCTGGGTGCCGTCCAACACGTGGTCACAGGGCGATCTGGTTGTTGCCGACGGTGACAAGATCTACTCGAACCTCGGCCCGTCGGGATTTGGCTTCACCGGCATCGGCGCGGCCTCGGGACCGTCAGGAACGCTCGCCGCGATCCGAGAAGGTGGCGTGTACTGGATGTTCGTCGGCACCGGCGGCACCGGTGCCGTTAGCAACGACTCGATCATCAACGGCGTCAAGACGAAGATCGACGTGCTCGATGCGCCGCCCGTCGTAGGTACCGGGATTGGGCAACTCACCTCGGCTATCGCTGGTTCGGCTGGGTCTCGCACGCTGACGCTGACGGCGAATCAGACGGCGCGATTCTTCGGCCTCCAGGTCCTAAACCGTAGCCTGCTCAATGGGGCGCAGAATCACGCTGACCCCGGTGTTGCGACCGACTTGAACAACGTCGTCGACGAGGACAACGACTGGTACGGACTCGTCACGCTGTACAACTCGGAAGCGCTCGGGCTCGCCGCTGCCGCCTGGGTTGAGACGCACACCAAACTGTACCCGGTCGCAACGATGGACACGGCAGTCGCGCGCGTCGCCTCCGCGTCCGCTACCGATATTGCGGAGGACATCAAGGACAACGCCTACGCGCGTTCCTGGGCGTTCTTCCACTCGTCCAACGATGAGTTTGCCGACGCCGCCGAACTGGGTCGCTTCTTTCCGATCAATCCGGGCGGCGAGACGTGGCGGCTCAAGACCATGCGCGGCGTCGAGGCGGACGAGCTTACCGGTACCGAGATCGTCAACCTCACGGCGAAGCGCGCGCACTGGTACTACACGTTGGGCGGCGTAAACGTCGTCGGTGGCGAGGCAAAGACCGGGTCGGGTGAGTATGTCGACGTTACGCGCGGCATCGACTGGTACACGTCGGAGCTTCAGGCGAAGCTGGCCAACCTCCTCATCGGCGAGAACAAGGTGCCGTTCACCAACGCGGGTATCGCGCAGGTGGAGGCCAAGGTCGTGCAACAGAACCTGGCCGGCATCGCCGCGGGACTCATCGCGCCCGACCCGGCGCCCGTGGTGACGGTGCCTGACGTGGCCGACATCTCGACCGAGGATAAGCTCGACCGAACGCTGACCGGCGTCACCTCGGAATGGACGCTGGCAGGCGCAATCCACGAAATCACGGTCACGGTGACCGCCAACCCGTAGGTGCTGAATGAGGACGTACGATCCATCGGCGGTTGATGTGACATTCAACGGGATCCTTATCCAGGGATTCGTCGTCGATGAATTCATCGCCGCGACCCGAGACGAGGACGGCTGGGGCTTTCAGCCGAACGTGAGCGGTGGTGGCGCCCGTAACCGCAACCCGGTCAGGAGTGGCACCGTCACGCTCACGCTCACGCAAGCAGCGCCGCACAACGCGCTACTTCAGGCAATCGCCCTGGCGGACGAGCTGAACGGCAGCGGCGTCGGCGAGATCTTTATCAAGGACCGTTCGACCGCGGCGGGACAGTTGTCAGCGCAGAACGCCTGGATTCAGAAGCAGCCGGATTTCACTCGCGCCGTTGAGTTGGGTCAGGTGGTCTGGGTGATCAAGTGCGAGGTGCTGAACTTCTTCCACGACGGAGTGATTGACGCGTGATCGATATTAGCGGCAGACGCTACGTGGTCAATCCGCCGATGGGCATGCGCTCGTTCGCGCTTCAGCAGCGGATATTGCCGATCGCCGGGCGTATGGTGGGGGCCCTGTTCACGTTTGTTGGCGACGGCGACGTGACGAAGCTTCTCGACCAGGACTTGACGAAGGCACTGCCCGCGGCACTGCCCATTCTCGGTGACGTGTTTGCGTCCATGCCAGCGGGTGAACTTGAATGGCTGACCCGGGAACTGCTCAGCGATACAACCGTTGAGGCGCGCGAGTTCAAGGGAAAGCTGTTCGGCGGTGCGGCTGGCGACTTGTTCGACGCTGTGATGCAGGGGCGCCACGTAGAGGTGTGGCAGCTGCTCTGGCATGCGCTTCAGGTCTGGTACCCGGATTTTTTCGGCCTCGTCCAAAGGTCCGGCGCCGTCCTGCGCGCGGCGAACGGCTCGTCGGCATCGACCACCTCGCCGACCTCTGGCCCTGTCACCGCCTCTGTGAGCGCGGCTGGGTGACCATGGACGGGCTAAGGCACATGACCAGGACCGAGATCCTTGATGCGAACGACGTGGTGACAGCGCTTGAGGAGGCCGAGGCGGCGGCACGCGAGAAGGCTGAGCGAAAGGCGAAGCAACCCAGAACGTAGGCAGGACTTCCTACGGGCGCCGACAAAGCGCTGACCACAGGAGAAGAAGCCATGGCGATTCCATTCAAGAGTAGACCCGGTCACCAGTGGCTGGCTCCCCTGCTGAACACCCTCGGCAAGACCATCGACATCGCCGCGCCGTCTGGGTACATCGGTGCGCAGGGTGGTGCTTTCGGCGCGGATGTGCCGATTACCCGCGTCGGCAACGCGTCTGGTACCGTGGGTGTCTACGGCATCACTGGCATTGCCCAACTCGCGACCGGGACCGCCGGCATTACGGGCGTCACCGGAGCTGGTGGCATGACCGCTTTCTCCGTTGTCTGGTTCAACGGCGGCACGGGCGCGTACTACACCATCTCCGATATCGTCACGGCTCTAAAGAATATCGGCATCCTCAAGCGGTAATCCATGGCGACGGTTCGTGACCTCGCCGTAAAGTTCGGCCTCGACGTCGACGGGAAATCATTCGAGAACGGCGCGAAGCAGGTCGAAAAGGCGAAAGAGAGCCTGATGGGCGTCGTGAAAGCGGCGCTCAAGATGTCGGCCGTCGTGGCCGGAGCGCTCACCGGAGCGATCAAGCTGACCGCGAGCTATGGCGCCCATCTTGACGATACGGCGCAGGCGATGGGTGTCGCCACTGACGAGCTACAGGAGTTGCAGCACGCCGCGTTGCTGGGTGGTTTAGAGTCCGAGGAGTTGAGCCAGGGACTAACCATTCTCACTCGCACGATGCGTGCGGCTGGGGCCGGGAGTGAGGAGGCTGGAAAGGCGTTCGCCAAGGTCGGTGTGAAGGTCAGTGGCGCTGACGGAAAACTGCGTTCTGCCGCTGACGTGGTTGGAGACGTCGCTGAGCGGTTAAGCCAACTACCCGACGGCGCCGAAAAGACGGCGCTTGCGCTTCAGTTGTTCGGTCGCGGTGGCGCTCGCATGGTTCCATTTCTTAATCTGGGCTCAGACGGTATCGCGAGGATGCGACAGGAGGCACGTGAACTCGGCCTCGTCATGGATAAGGAGGCGATCCGTGCAAGCGCCGAACTAGATGACAATATGGATCGGCTGTGGGCTACGCTGAAGGGGTTCGTGCGCGGCATCGTCGGCGACGTGATCCCGTACTTGGCTGACGTGGCGAAGGCGGTTGTAGCCTGGGTCAAGGCGAATCGGGTTCTGATCGGGCAACTGGTCAAAGGACTCGCCCATGCCGTTAAGGGTCTAGCCGAGGGGTTCGTGCAGCTAATCAAGATCGGCTACGGCGTGGTCAAGACGGTAGGACAGATCATCGGAGCGCTAACCGATCTAGGCGGCGTGGCGAAGGTGGCCGCGGCTGCGATCGGTCTAGCACTCCTCGCCGTTGCCGCCCCGGCGGTGGCGCTCGCCGGTCTGTTCGCCGGTATATTGCTCCTTCTCGAGGACTACGCCGTCTACAAGCGTGGCGGTAAGTCTCTCATCGGAGAGTTCAAGCAGGCGTTCGACGAGTGGTTGAAACCTAATCAGGACGATCCATGGTGGCTGGCCGCGATCAAGTTGTTCGTCGGCTACATCAAGGAGGCGATCGCACTAATCGGCAAGCTCAAGGCCGAACTCGGAATCACCGAACAGAAGCGTGGCGTATCGAACAAGGTGGTCGTACGCGAGGCAGAGGCGCGGGTGCGTGCCGGCGTACCGCTTGGTCCCGAGCACGTGCAGGCGCTGCGTGACTCCGGTATAGACCCGCAGACGATTCGCTACACCGGACCGCTTGCAGGTGTCGAGGCAATTCGCGCTGCGGCTGACCCTCGCACGGCGGGACCGCTCAGCTCGACGGTTATTAATAGGACCGACGTTAGGCCGACCATAAATATCACGATGCCGCCTGGCTCCGACGCACAGAGCGTTGCGGACGCAGTCGAAGAGAAATTCCAGACTCTATGGAACGACAACATGCAGGCGGCTGATGCTGGGGTGAGTCAGTAATGGCCAACCGCGCCGTTGTTCGCCAGAAGCAGAAGCTGGTCACGATCGGACCCGCGATCACGATCGACGCCTGCGCCGAGGAGAGTCACCAACTCACGAACACCATCACCGACCACCCAGTGGAGCGCGGCACGAATATCTCCGACCACGTGCGGCCAGATCCAGATCTGGTCACGCTGCAGTGCTTTGTCTCGAACACGCCACTGTCGCAAGAGCAGCAGACGCGCACGATCCGCGAGGGAAACCTGGAATTCGAGTCGACCAGCGTCGAGGACGTGCCAATTGGACAGGACAACGGGCGTGGAGCGCGCGTTTTTGCCGCGCTCGAGAAACTGCGTCTCGACGGGACCATGGTGCAGGTGGTCACCACGCTAAAGACGTACGCGCTGAAAGAGACCGAGGGAATGGTGATCCAGTCGATCACGATCCCGCGGCGTCCGGCGAACTATGACGGTCTTGAGTTCTCGATCACGCTGAAACAGATCCGCATCGTGAAGACGAGACGGACGCAGGATGTACGATCGATCGCCGACAAGCGTACCGTACCGAAGCAGAAGACTGGTGCGCAGACGCCGCAGCCGAAGGAAGACATCTCGGCACTGAAGCGGGGTGCGGACTTTGTCAGATCTGACAACGCCTCGATCGCCGGCTTCGGTCGCGCGCTGGGGTTCTAGTGCCCGAGCAGATCCCTACCCGCGGTGATCTGCCATTCTTCGATCTCCTGATGGTGCTCGAAGGGGTCACGTACACGCTGGAGTGTCGGTACAACGTGCGCGACGGATCATGGTACATGAACGTGCTCGACGAACAAGGCGTGGGCGTGTTGCAGGCGGGGCTGAAACTCATCGTCAACTACCCACTCGGCGCGTACACGACTGGTCGAACGCCACCGGGGGTATTCGTCGCTGTGGATACGTCCGGTCAGGAGCGCGAGATCGAGAGCCAGGAGGACTTGGGCTCTCGCGTGCAGCTCTGGTACTTCACCGCTGAGGAACTTGGCCTTGGCTGAGTTGCTGTTCGATCGTCGGTGTCGGCTGACCATCGCGATCCCGGCGACCAATCCGAAAGACTTCAGCGGCTACCAGACGACGAATCTGATGCGCATCGATGGTGGGAGACAGGAGACGGGAGAGGTGGGGTTCCGTGTCGCGTTCAGCCTCGAGAAGTCGCTAGAGCGCACGCCGAATACCGGGACAATCACGGTCACCAACCTCAGCGCCGACACGCGCAACTCACTCCAGCAGAAAGGGCTGAAGGTCCTATTCGAGGCGGGGTATAAAAACAGCCTCACCACGTACTTCATCGGCGACGTGCGCACGGTCGACCACGTTCACGTTGGTCCCGACTGGAACACGACGATGCGTCTCGGCGATGGCGAACGGGCGTGGCAGTTTGCGCGTGTGCACGAGAGCTTCAATCCAGGTGCGGCTGTTTCCGATGTGCTGCGAAAGCTCGCCGCCGCGACCGGGCTCAAACTCGGAAACGTCGACAAGAAGGCTGCGGCGTTCGTCGGCGCACTAGACCAGGGTTGGAGTGCGTCCGGGAATGCGCTAAAGAACCTGGACATGTTCGTGACGCGGACCCTGCGAAAGACTCTCAGTGTCCAGAACGGCGCGCTACAGTTGCTCGACACCGACGAGACATTGGATCATCCGGTACCCGACATCACGCCGGACAGCGGACTCGTCGGCACGCCGGAGTTCGGCTCACCGCCGACACGTGGTAAGCCTCAGCTCATCACGTTTACGTCGCTGCTAATACCGGTTGAGGCCGGAGCGCGCGTGAGATTGCGCAGCGAGAAGTACGACGGCTTCGTGCGCGTGGTTAAGGCGACCCACGACGGGGATACCAGCGGTGGAAACTGGTACACCAAGATGGACGCCACGGTGATTAGATGAGCGAGCGACGGCCATCATTGCAGGACGTGATCCTGAAGGCGGTTGGCATCGGCCTACGCGACCTCTACACCCTGATCCCGGCGCGCGTGGTGAAGTGGGACGCGGAGAAGCAGAGGGCAAACTGTCAAATCCTCGTCAAGCAGGTGACGACTAACGAGCAGGGCGAACGCGTGGTCGAAGAATGGTCGGTCGTTACTGGCGTGCCGGTGCAGTTCCCCGGCGCCGGTGGTTTCCGTGTCACATTCCCGATCAGCGACGGAACGCAGTCGGCGGCAACGACGGGCAGTCTCGTATTTGCGCATAGGAGTCTCGATAAGTGGCTCACAGGAAGTGGGGCGGTAGTGGACCCCGAGTACGACCACGACCACGCGCTGAAGGACGCCGTATTCTTCCCCGGGTTGATGCCGTTCGGGGCGGCGCTGGAGAGTGTGCCGAGCGACGTAGCCAGCTTCGGAAGCGACTCAGACGGCAACGGTCGCGTCGAATGCGCCGCTGGAGAAGTAAGACTAGGCTCAGGGGCCACGAAAGAGGTAGCACGCAAGGGTGATGCGGTAAACGCAGGTTCGCTTACTGGTATCGCTAATCTCGTCAACGGAGTTGTAACGTTCATCTATACCGACGCCGACGGCGTGCCGGCCGCGGGAGGCACGACGGCTGTCATGACCGGTGGCAAGATCACGGGCGGCTCTGGACACATCAAAGCCGTCGACTGATGACCCAACTCGCCGTGTGACACAACCGAGGAGTAGGCTAAGCCATGGCAACCGACCCGATCCGAGACTTCGCTGCCGACGAGGACGGCGAATGGATCGTGACCAACGGCGATTTCGCCGCGGTTGGTGCACAGGACGCCGTGGTACAGGGAATCCGCGTGCGACTGCGCATGTTCATCGGCGAGTGCTACCTGGACGAGTCCGTTGGCGTCCCGTACATCGACGAGATCTTGATCAAGAACGCCGACCCGCTGGTGGTGCGCGCCGACCTGCAGGCGGCGATCGCCGCGACGCCGGACGTGAACAACGTGGTCGGTGCGCAACTGGTTGAGGCTGACGACGGTAGCCGCAGCGCAAGCATCGCGTTCGTAGCCGAGTCGATCTACACCGAAGATCTATTCGAGGCCGCGGTTGACGTTCCAGGGGTGAGCCGGTGACGACCTGGGGTGTCACGCCAACGGGTTTCCGTGGAAAGCCACTGACGACGATCTCGGAAGAGGTTGACACTGGTCTCAAGCTTATCCTAGGCGATTCGGCGGGCACTGAGCCTGACGGAACCATTCCCCTGTCATCGATGGCGGGGCAGCTTAAGAGCCTGATCGTTGACGGGCTCGCTGAGAGTTGGGACCTGGCTCAGTCGATCTATGCCAACTTCGACCCGACGCAGGCGACCGACCAGCCACAGGACGCGCTGTACGCTATCACGGGACTAACACGCTCCCCTTCCCGTAGCTCGGTCGCGACCGGAATTTTCGTCGGCAACCCGAACACGCAGCTCGAGGCCGGTCGCATCGTCGGCGTGACCGGATTCACGGGCGGCGCGAAATTCACCAACACGACTGCCCTGACTCTATCCGCTGCGTCGGCGTGGGCAGGTACCACGGTCTACGCGGTCGGAAACATCGTCACCAACGCGAGCCGCGTCTACCGATGTATCACGGCGGGAACCTCGGCTGGGTCGGGCGGACCCACCACGACGTCGCTGGACATCACGGACAACACCGTTCACTGGCGCTACCTCGGCGAGGGGACCGCGTACGTCACAGCGCCGATGCTGGCGCAGGACACGGGACCGATCGGAGGACTCGCGAACCTGATCAGCAACATCATCACTCCCGTGGCTGGCTGGAACGCGGTCAATAACGCGGCCAACGCTGAGATCGGCGCGAACCAGGAAACGAACGCGGCTTATCGAGCGCGACGCGAATCGGCGCTCGCCGCGCCCGGCAATACGACCGTGGACGCGATCCGGGCCAACGTGCTCGCCGTTAACGCTGGTAGTACGGACCCAGCGCACCAGCCGGCCACGTCCTGCACCGTATTCTTCAACGACACCGATTTCACCGACGCGAACGGGCTGCCGCCGCATTCGGTCGAGGTGCTAGTGCTCGGCGGAACTACGGCCGATATCGCCCAGGCCATCTTGGATTCGGTCGGCGCCGGAACGGCTACGTTTGGCACGCGCAGCGACACGGTCGAGGATTCTGAGGGAAACGACCAGGTGGTGTATTGGAGCCGCCCCGTGGAGATCCCGATCTGGGTGATCGCGACCGGCTACTATGATCCTGCGCAGTGGACGGCTGCCGCTAACGGTGCCAGCGCTGTTAGCCAGTACATGCTGAGCGCACTCCTGACGTATGGCAGCGACTACCCGGTGGCGCAGGACGTTCGGTCGTCGCCGATCATGGCGGCGTTCCTGCGAGGTCCGGCACAGGTGGACGACCTCGGCGCGGCCGTGTACCCAGCCGAGGAAGGATCCCCCGCGATTCCTGGCATGGTCGAGACGGACGTGCCCTTGATTGGCGTGGCGACCGGGCCGACCGCTTCGGCGCAGATCACGATTGGCACGCGTGAGATCGCCACGTTTGCCCCGGCGAGAATAACGATCACCGCGATTGGCGAGACGCCATGAAAACGCCTCAGCAAATAGCCGACTCCTACGGTGTAGAATACGTCTCGGACTGGGCCGCGCGCCTGCGCACGCGCATCTATGAGCAGTTCAAGGGCCTCGTGACGTGGGGCCACTGGGTCGATGACGTACTCGGGCCACAGTTCCAAGATCTCGAGGACGCGCTGATGTCCTTGGTCACGCTGCCTTCCATTGACGACTCGGAAGGCGTGCAGCTCGATACGATCGGGCGTCACGTTGGGCAGCCGCGACTTGTACTCGGTGACGTGACCTATCGCCTGTACCTGAAGGCCAGGATCGCGGCGAACAACTCAGCGGGCGACCCCGAGTCACTGTACCGAGTGTTCCGGGCGCTGTTCGGCGTTGCCGCCGGATTCGTTGTGCGCACGAGTCAGCCGGGGACGAAGACATTCACGGTGCGTGTCCTCAGCGCCATAACTCAAGCGCAGGCACTGATCGGCGCGCAGTTCCTCGGAGACGCCAAGGAAGCCGGTGCGCGTGGCATTGTAGAATGGCAACCGGTCGCCGATGCGTTGCTGTTTACGTACGATGGCACTACGGCGCAGGGCTATGATAACGGCGTGTACGCCGGAGCGGAGCAGGCATGAGCATCCCCCCTCGTCCAACAGGCTACGCTGCGTGGGCCAGCGGCGTTAGCGGTCACATCGTCGAGCCGTCGCAGTCGCAGAAGAATACCGGCTGGCAGGCTGGACAGGCACCACCGGCGAGCTACCAGAACTGGCTCGATGGACTGGGTTACCGCTGGCAGGCGTGGACAGATGCGGCGCTATTCGGTGGCGGGTTCGTCGCCAAGGATGACTTTACCGGGAACCTTGTCGGCGGAGGACCATTCCAGTGGAATGGCTCGGGTATGAGCTGTGTAAGCGACGCGAGTGGTGGAGGGTGGGGGGCGCTACTCATGCTCACGAACGCCAGCATAACGAGCGCGGGCGTCCAGACAGCCGAGATCCCGGTCATGACCGGCTTCTGGCAATACGAGGCTCGTTTCCGCAGCCAGGGACCGACGCACCTGGGTAACTTCTCCGTCGGAGTATCGGACGCGCTGGGTCCCAGCGGCGCGGTAGCGAATATGGTGAGCGTTTCCAGCGGCATGAACTTTGCCCTGATTACCAACCCCACTCTGAGCGGCATCAGTGGCCTTGTCAGGGTTGACCTCGGTGTACGCCCAGGACCGGGATACCACCGAGTACTGCTCGACCGAAGAAACAACACCCTCACGTGCGCGATCTACGCGCCCACCGGCCTGGCGGTAACGGCGTCGGCCGCTGCCCCTCACTCGCAATTGCGAGGGCGCGCGCTGGCGACGCTGACCAACGTGAACGGACCGAACGAGGTATTGCTAGACTACCTGGGGATCGCCGGGGACCGGCGTTAGCGTGTGCAGTCGGTGCCCGTCGCCTGCCACCACAGCCCACGGTCCGGCGCGGTCAGCTTCTCGGCGCCGACGTGCTCGGCCATGACGCCGGGGCCTTCGTGGTGCCCGAGCCCGAACGCGTGGCCGATCTCGTGTGCGAGCGTCACGCGTAAGGACGCGGGACGTGCTGCCACGTGGGGCGTCACCAGGATCGTGGCACCGCTCGAGCTCCACGAGTAGCGCCCGGCGCCCTGAACCTCTGCAACGTTTACCTCGCGAATGGGCAAGCCACCGTCACCAAGGCGGACGCGGGCGCCGCAGTCGTCCCACGTGCGCGCCGCTAGTTCAGTCGCCTGACGCTGCTCTGCCGTCCACATCGCCGGGACGGTGACCAGGGACTCGCCGGTGGGCGACAGGTACGGCGCGCAGCCTGCGACGACGAGTATTATTAGGCAGGCGCTAGAACGCATAGTTGCATTTGTAGCACACCCGAACTCGCACGGCAACGCCCAGTCCAGTAGCCTGATCTGGTGAGCCTACTCGGACAGGTGTGACCGTGGCGATTCGTGTATCCGCCTACACCGTCGCGGTCGGCACTGCTCAACAGCTCGAGATGGCGGTTGGGGAAGATCGTGCATTTCGCTTGACTTTCACGGACGGCGGATCTGCGGTCGACATGACCTCGGCGCAGGCGATCGTGCTGACGATCAGGAATCCCACCAACAACCAGTTGGTCGTGGCCAGGTCCTACAGCGGGTTCGTCAGCGGCACTGGCAGTGGGGGTAACCCGTACTTTCAGATCCTCCAAGCCGACACAAACTCGTTTGCCGACGGTGCATACGTAGTTGACGTCGACTTCACCGACTCGAGCGGGTACAAGTGGCAGGCTCTCGTCGAGAGCCCGTTCCTGCTCCTGCCACGCGTCGGCCAGCCGTCCGATCCGCTCACCACGCCGCCGGCCGTGCCCGTGGTCTATGGCCTGCGCTGGTTGGGGTCGTGGACCACGCCGAGCGGTGGCTACCTCGTCAACGACTCGGTCACGGCGCAGGATGGGAGCTTGGGCGCGACCTCGGTCAGTTCGTTTCGCAACACCGTCCTTGGCAACACGCTGTACCCCGTTAACGCGTCCCTGGTACCGGCCAGTGGCTGGCAATACGTCGGGCAGCACGGCGGGCAGGGAATCCGCCCCGGTGTCTACGTGACGTTCTCAGGCGCGACCGGCGCGGCGCGGGCGGTGTGGCCGACAACGCTCGGCATCACAGGCGTCAATACTAATAGGCAACTCGTTGCGACCGATGGCCGCGTCTATTCCATCCTTCCCGGCAACCCGATCGCGCCCGCGGACGAGGCGGTGCAGGTGTGGATGGGGTCCAGCGCAATCACGGCTTCTGGCGGCGTCCTGTACTCCAATGCCGCGTTCACTGGCTGGTGCCGCGTCTCGCTCGATCCTAGCGCGTGATACACTATTTCGTTTGACCGGTGTGTTTACCTGTGTCTCTTTGTGAGGCATGGGCAAGAGCGACGTGTTACAGATTCGCCTCGACCCCGAGTTGAAACGGCTGATCGAATCAGCGGCGACCACGGACGGGCGCCGGATCAGTGACTGGGCTCGGCGCGTCCTCGAAGCGGCGGCGAAGGCATTGAAGTAAATGCCACGTCTTTCGCTGTGCATGATCGTCAAGAACGAGGAAGAGAACCTTCAGCGTTGTCTGCCCACGATCGTCCCCCATGTCTCCGAGTTCATCGCGGTCGACACGGGATCCACCGACAACACGCGCGCTGTCCTCACGCAATGGGGCGCCAGCGTCTACGAATACACGCCGCGCACTAACCCAGAAGGCTTCTTCGTCGACAACGACAAGAACAACGCGCAGTGGGGAGCGCCACCGCCGTACTCGGGTGAGATCGCGTTCGCCGACTTCGCCGCGGCCCGCAACGAATCGTTCAAGCACGCAACCGGCGATTTTATCCTGTGGTTGGACGCCGACGACACCGTAGAGGGTGCCAAGCACCTCCCCGCGATCGTAGCCGACCTCGAAGCGCGCGGGCTCGACTTCGGGTTTCTCGCCTACGACTACGCGCGCGACCATCTCGGTCGCGTCTTCTACCGGCAGTGGCGCGAGCGAATCGTCCGCCGCGATTCGGCCGACTGGCGCAACGCGGTCCACGAGGTGCTACTTCCTCGGCGCGGCGTCACGCCGGTCCGGTACACGCAGACGAAGATCGTCCACCACCGGAAGCCGGACCGCCCCGGTATCCCGAACCGCAACTACAAGCTGCTGCTACGCAACCTGTGGCAGGTGAAGACGGCGAACCCAGACGCGCCGATCGACCCGCGCACGTTGTTCTACCTCGGACAGGAAGCGCGCTTCATTGAGCCGTTGAAGGCGGTGGGGTTTTACGAGGAGTATCTCAAATCGTCCGGCTGGCCCGAGGAGCGTTCAGCCGCGCACTCCGCGCTGGGGCAGTTGTCCGAGATGGGCGCACTCGGGTTGCCTCCAGACGAAGCATTGGCGCGCGCAGAGCGGCACTATGCGGTGGCGCAACTCGAGCAGCACGACAACCCGGACGGCTACTTCGGCATGGCCAGGATCGCGGTCCTGCGCAAGCGATGGCTGGATGCGGTCCGCTACTCGGAGCAGGGATTCAAGATCGGCAACACCGACTCGATGCTGGGCGCGAATCCGCTCGATCGGCTGTACAGGCCGCACGTCTACTACAACGAGGCGCTGTTCAATCTTGGACGCCTAGACGAGGCGATCGAGAGTTGCAAGGCCGGACTGGCCGTGTGCCCCGATGACCCCGGCGTGCCCGGCGGCGCACCAGGGATGCTGCGGCACAACCTCACCGCGTTCGAGAAGGAAAAGCAGAGACAGATGAAGCCACCCGAGAAGCCGGCACTGGTCGAGTTCTCCAAGAACGAGGACGTGCACGCGCCGCCGGCGTCGAATATCCCGCGAGATGCGCTTGTGATCTGGGCCATGCAGCTATGGAAACAGAACATGGCGGCGAACGACACGTCGCGCGCACAGGCGTTGCTGGACGCGCTGCCGATGGTGGTCGAAGCAGATCCGGTCATCGAGAAGATGCGGCAGGCGACACGGGATAGATGGTGGCGGCGCCATGATCCACTCGACGCCGGTTCCGTTGGCGCGATCGTCCCGGAACGAGGATCAGTCGTCATCTACACCGGTCCCGCGTTCGAACCGTGGGATCCGACCACGCCAAACGCGAAGGGCATTGGCGGCAGCGAGACGGCGGCGATCGAGATGGCGCGCGAGTTCCAAAGACTCGGCTACGCCGTGACCGTGATCGGCGACTGCCCTGGACGAGAGGGCATCTACGACAGCGTCCGGTACCAGCACCACGCGGCGTTCACCGGCGCCGACTGCGACGTGTTCATCTCGTCTCGGCGACCGGACATGTGCGGTCCAGCGATTCGCGCGCGGCTGAAGCTTCTCTGGGTCCACGACATCAACGTCGGTCCGCCGTCGCCGCAGATGGAACGGTGGCTACTGGAGTGGGATCGCATCCTGTGCCTGAGCCAGTGGCACAAACGGTTCTTCTGCGAGTCGTATCCTACGCTCGATCCGGCTCGCGTCATCGTCACGCGCAATGGGATCGACCCGGAGCGGTTCCGGGTTGAGCATCCAAAGACGAACCGGCTCATCTTCTCCTCGTCGCCGAATCGGGGACTGGACACGCTGCTTCACTTGTTCCCGGTCATCCGCCAGCACATTCCCGATGCGGAGTTGCACATCTACTACGGCTTTGACTGCTGGGAGACGTTCGCGCGACAGCGCGGTAATCAGTCCGAACTTGCCGAGATCCAGAGGTACAAGACAATGATCGCCGACGCCGAGCAGCGCGGCGGTGTGAAGTGGCACGGGCGAGTCAGTCAGCGCGAACTGGCCGATGCATTCATGCGGTCGAAGGTATGGGCGTACCCGACGCTGTTTCACGAGACATCATGTATCACGGCAATGGAAGCTCAGGCGGCCGGCTGCGTCCCGGTCGCTACCCGCGTGGCCGCGCTCGCAGAGACGGTGAAGCACGGAACGTTGATTGATCTCGGTCGTACGCATGAGCAGCAACAGCAAGCGGTGGGCACATTCGTTGCCGAGGTGATCCGCATGCTGACCGACGAGCCGTACCGTAAGCGGTACGCCGACGCTGGTCGCGAGTGGGCGCGGTCGTCGCTATCGTGGCGGGCGCTGGCCGAGGACTGGTCGCAGATGTTTGAGCGACTGACAGCGGACGTGGAGAGGAACCCGATCGCGATGTGGAGATCCGCATGAGGTGGTTAGTCACCGGCGGATGCGGCGTCATCGGCTCCCTCTTCTCCCGCCGTATGGTCGAGCGCGGCGACGAGGTCCAGATCATCGACCACTGTCCCGAGCCGCGTAACGAGTGGCTAGCCGAGCAACTGACCACGCTGGGTGTGACCGTGCGGCGGTACCGGCTGGAGTCGTACGAGCGTGAGGAACTGGCGTCGCTGCTAGACGACGTGGATGCGGTACTGCACGCGGCGGCGCACACCGGCATCCCGCACAGCGTGGTCGATCCTGACGACGACTGGCGCAGCAACGTGGACGCGACCAAGACACTTCTCGACGCGCTGAGGATGGAGCCGAAGCCGACGGTAGTTCTGTCCAGCGTGAAGCCGTTCAGCGTGCAGCGCTTGCCGTTAACTGAAGACTCGTTGCTACTCCCGGACGAGCCGTACGCGGCCTCGAAAATGAGCCAGGTAGCACTCTGTCAGGCGTACGGGCGCAGCTACGGCGTGCCCGTCATTGCGTACCGGTGCAGCAACCTATACGGTCCGGCGCCGCCGCACGGTCCGAGGCACGGCTGGCTTACGTGGTTCTGCGTCTCGGCGGCGATGGGTCGTGCGTTAGAGGTACAGGGCAGTGGTGATCAAACCCGGGACATGCTCCATGCCGATGACGTGACCAGTGCCGTTGTCGCCGCGATCGAGGTCATGCAGCGAAAGCGCACCGTTGCGGCAGAGCCTTGGCATCCGGGAGAGACGTTCAATCTCGGTGGCGGACTGTGGAATAGCATCAGCGTGAACGAAGCGGCAAAGATACTGCGCGAGATGACCGGCGTGGATGTGGTGCAGGGACCGCCGCGCTCGATGGACGACGACCGCGTATTCGTGTCGACCGCAAAGATGGAGGCGGCGACTGGTTGGCGGCCTAGCGTTGCCGTGGTCGACGGGATTAGGGACGTGCTGCAGTGGGCGCAGGAGAATCAAGCTGAACTGCGTCGACTGTACGAGGGCGTATGAAGTTCAACCTCGCCTGCGGCACCGACGTACGCGACGGCTGGATCAACTGCGATGTGGTCCACAAGTGGCCACTTGCCGACCGACCATGTGACGTAATCTGGGACGCGCGTACTGACTGCATCCCGTTCCCCGACGGCAGCGCGGACGAGGTCTACGCCGGATACCTCCTGCTCCACCTGTCGCCGCACCACCACGACCGCGTGCTGCGGGACATCCATCGCGTGCTCAAGCCGGGCGGCGTGTTCACCTGCGGCGAGGTGGACATGCGCGAGGTCATATCACGCTGGCTCATGAACCCGCGCGATGCTCGGCTATCGGAGTTGATTTGGGGCGAGCAAGGCACCCTCTCGCCTGAGCAGGAAGCTCAGCTCGGACCGGGCGGAGTTGCGGAACAGCGGCGGCTGATGGACTACGACAAGCACTGCCACGGCTACGTCGAAGAGACGTTGCGCGAGGCACTGCGGCAGGCTGGGGTCACGCAGGCGGCGCAGCGCGTGCGCATTCACGCCGAGGAGGTCTGGTACGAGATGACGCTGAAGGTGGTGCGCTAGTGCCATTTCTTAGCCTGATCGTACCCACGATGCGCTGCGGTGGACTCAACGTTCTTTTTGATAGTCTCGCCCGATCGACCTTCACTGACTTCGAGATGGTGCTCGTAGACGGTCTGTACCAGCACCGCGCCGACATCGTACGCCGCGAGGCTTGGTCCCGCTTCCTGCGTGTAGCCCACGTAGAGCCGAGTCCGAATCCGTTCCCGAGCGTTGCGTTCTGTCAGTACAGCAACACGGGGCTCATTCACGCGTCCGGCGAGGTGGTGCTATTCCTCGTCGACTACACGCGCGTGCCGCCGGACCTGCTCGGCAAGCACGCCGAGTTTCACCGCGCGGACACGACCGGGCGCAAGGGCATGATGGGGCCGCATCGGTACGTGCGTCTCGACGTGCACCGGGACTGGCCGAGGTACGCGCCCGGCGACGTGGACAAGTACGAGGCAGACGTGCAAGCGGGCGACCTCGACGAATTCATATTCTCGATCGGAGACGCGACCGATCAGCCGTCCGCTCCGTGGCGTGTCGACGGCGGCGCGCTGGCTCAGCCCGACGCGGATCCCAAGCTGCGGATGAACGCCGGACCTATTACGGCAGACTTCTTCCACGCCAAGAACGAATCTGTGCGGCTGGAGCGCTGTCTCGAAATCAACGGGTGGGACGAAGCACTCGACGGCGCTCATGTCCACCAAGACAGCGACTTTGCCGACCGCCTGAGCCTGCGCGCTGGCGTGACATGGACACTGGACCCATCGGCGGTGGTCGACATCGCCAACCCCCGCGGCGTATTCCCGTTCGCGCGGCGCACGAGGTCCTGGGAATCGAACCGCGAGCGGTGGCAGAAGGCGAAGGCGGCTGGGTATCCGACGCCGAACAGCTACAGCCTGCGGGAGAGGAGGACTACGCCGATGGCGACGGCGCTCCCCACTGTTGCCGTATCCCCGCTGCGCATAGCAATGGTGTACGGCGAGTTCTCGACGGCGATCCATGGACCGTTCGATCCGCCGAACCTACACAACGCGGCGCTGACCGGCAGCGAGTCTAGCTTCTTTAATTTGGCCCGCACTATGGCCGAGCGCGGTCACCAGGTGGTCGCGTTCTGCGTCTGCCCCGAGCCGTACGAGCATCCAAGCGGGCTCGTGATAATGCCGATCCAGGCACTGCGCGGTTTGCCGCAGATGCAGTTGGAAGCAGTCATTGCCTGGAACGAGCCCGACTATCTCCAGTTCGCGCCAACGGATGTGCTGCGGGTAGTGGATCAGCAACTAAACGATTTTGGCTATTGCCGGCACCCAGACTGGCGTGCGTTGGTGGACCTGTGGGTGAGCCCTTCGCGTCACCATCTCGACCACTTGATCGCGACCGAGGGCGTTCCTGGTGAGCATTCGTTCGTTGTGCCGAACAGCGTCGATCTCGACCTGTTTTGTGGACCAGAACCGGAACGCCATCCACACCGCGCCGTTTGGTGCTCGTCGCCCGATCGCGGACTACATCACCTCCTGAGCATGTGGCCAGACGTTCGCGCGGTTGTTCCCGACGCCGAGTTGCGCGTGTTCTACCGCCTCGGTCCGTGGCTGGAACGCGTGCGCGACATGGACGACGAGGTTGGACGACGCGCGCGGTACATCGAGTACGCGCTGCCGCGGTTGCGAGTGCACGGCGTGACCGTTGTAGGCCCGGTGGCGAATGCGCAGATGGCCACGGAGTTGCGCTCGGCGAAGCTACTGGCATACCCGTGCGACCCCGTGCGCTACACCGAGGGATTCGGCTGCTCAGTGCTCGACGCGGCGGCGGCTGGGTGCGTGCCGCTGATCTCGGATGCCGACGCGCTGCCGAGCGTTCACCGCTCGGGGTGCATCGCGATTCAAGGCAAGCCTGCGGACCGGCGAGAGGCATGGATCAAGTTCATCGTCGGCATCCTGCAACACGATGCGATTCCGCCGGACGATCAGGAGCGGATGCGGCGGCATGCCCTGCGGCACTCGCGGGAGGCGGTAGCGGAGCAGTGGGAGAGGCTGATTCGCGGGAGGATCGCGTGAAAGTAATTTATCTGGCGATACTTGGGGTTCTGGTGTGCGGCTGCGAAGCACAGACTGTGGTCTCGCCGGAGCATATGCCGACGCAGAAGGCTCCTGTCACAATACGCAGGG